TTTGCGCAGGTAGACGGCACAGTGCATACCCTTTTGAAGATCAACAGGGATGCGACTGGGTTGCACTGGACCAACAGGCAGTTGCCAGAACCCTGGGGGAGGGGTAACGTGGGGGGCGTGGTACTTGTTCACCAGGGACATGTACCGCGTGAGAGGAAGAAGGGACATGGAGAGAATCGAGAAGGACGGAGTGACCGTCGAGTTCATCGACGTCACCCCCGAGCAGGCCACCGAGTGGCTTGACGCGTGGAACACGCACAACCGCAACATGCGCTACCGCATCGCAGGCTCCTACGCCGTCGACATGGAAGCCGACGAGTGGGACCTCAACGGTGAAACGATCAAGTTCGCCGAAGACAACACCCTGATCGACGGACAGCACCGCCTCCAGGCGATCAAGGACAGCGGCAAGACGCAGACCCTGCTCGTCGTGCGGGGACTGAAGATGAGCGCCCAGGCGACCATCGACCGCAACACGGCCCGCAAGTTTGCCGACGATCTGCGGATGACGTTCAAGGAGCCGAACTACCTGGCCCTCGCCGCCCTCGTCCGGGCCGTGTTCCTGTGGAAGCGCGGCTACAAGTACCGCTCCAGCGGCTACATCCCCTCGGGCAAGCAGCTCACCCACACGTACCTGGAGCACCCTGAGCTGGGATTCATCGTGTCGCGGGCCGCTACGGTCGCCAAGAAGGCCGGGCTGACCCCGTCCGTCGTCGGCCTGTGCATGTGGCTGTTCGAGCAGGCGAACCCGGAGGAAGCCGACACCTTCTTCGAGCGTCTCGCCGACGGGCAGAACATGGGACGCGGCAACCCGGTCTGGGAGCTGCGCCGCCAGTCGCTGGACTGGAAGAGCAGCGGCGACAAGTCCAAGCGCAACGTCGTCTGGCAGACCGCTGTCCTGATCAAGGTGTGGAACTGGTACCTGGAGGGCCGCACCGACATCCAGCAGATCGGCTTCCGCATGGGCGGCAAGAGCCCGGAGAAGTGGCCGGAGGTCAACTGACGTGACGAACCCCAATCGTGGTCTTACGGTAGGGAAGCAGATGTCGCGGCGGAAGATCACCCAGGCCAATACTCCAAAGGAGTGGCGCAAACTGATGCTGGCCCTCCGTCGGGCACGTATCGCCGGGGGGAAGTCCACCCGTGACATTGCGGACCATTTCGGCACAACTGTGAGCGTGGTGGGTAAATGGGAACGAGCGGAACGGACGGTCCACCCCCACGACCTGCTGGAACTTCTGGACCTGTTGGGCATGGAACTGGTGATCCAGGAGAAGGAGTAGACGAAGACTACGAGCCGTTGAGCTTCGAGAAATCGGTTCACCGGCTCGTAGTTCTCGCCAAAGTTCGTAGATACCGGCGTCTCAAGATGAGATTCCGGCCGAGAGGAGTAAGGAGATATTGGTGAAGGTACAGCGAGTACCGGACCGCATGTCGGCGGTCGAAGCCATGCGTTGGCTCGCGAGGCCGATGCTGACCCCCGTTGCCGAAGACTACGAACGAGCAGCAGAGATGCTGCGTAGCGGTGGCCTGGCCAAGGGTGTCGCCGAGGATGTAGACGGCGGCATGTGTGCCGGTGGCGTCATGGTGGCGGCGATGCAGGAACGGATGGTGGGCACGGACTTCCGAATCGAGGGCTCCCGGGTCGCCGAAGACATGGAACTCGACGGCTACGTCTGCGTCCAGGACTGGAACGACAAGCCGGAGCGGACCCAGGAAGAGGTCATCGAGCGGCTGGAGTTCGCGGCGAAGAAGCTGCGCAACGAGGGGCGGTCCTAATGATCATGGGCGAAACCGCAGACCGGGTCGAGTTCATCGCCGAGGACTACGACAACGCTGCCGACATCCTCGACATCGACGGCTGGTGCCAGGGGCAGTTTGGCCACCCAGGTAAGCCCGCCTGCTTGGCAGGTGCGTTGCGCAAAGCTGCGGGGCAACGGCTCGGCAACCCATTCTGGACAATCTGGTCCTTCGACTGGCAAACCGCCAGCAGGGTCCTGGGACTGCCAGTGCCAACCGGGATCATCCCCGTGCCCCTGATCGCCTGGAACGATGCCCCGCTGCGCACCAAGGAACAGGTCCAGGATCTGCTCCGCGCGGCAGCCAAGGAACTCCGGGAAGAGGGGGGCCAGTGACCAGCAAATTCGTTCATGAGATCACCGACAAGCTGCGCCGCGAACCCTTCGCTTCAAAGGAGCAAGGCATGGCGGTCGAAGAGCTACTGGACGCCTACGAAGACCTGGAGTCCCTCGTCCGGATAGGCGTTGGCCTGGTGGCCGAGTTGAGAGGATGGGTGGAATTCGATTCCTCGGGCCTCCTCGACCGTTCTCAGGGCTTCGTTGAGCGAGGAGAGGAGGCGGTCCGATGAGGTGCCAGGATCCAGATTGCGAAGATCTTCACCGGTATGAACCCGAGGAAGAGTGCGGGTGTGGGGGCGAGTGCCATTACTGCTGCCACTTTGGCTGCCGGGCCTGCCTCGAAAAGGCAGCTATGGACGACCGTCCCTGGTGGCGCAAGTTGTTCAGGCTGAAGCCCAACTGATCCCATCCCCTCGGGTAGCCCCGGCCCCACTTCCCCGGAGCCGGGGCTACTGTTTACCCGGGCCCCCCGGTAGCCTATGATCACCGGGTATGAAGCCGTCCGTGACCCTGGCACATGTCAAACGCATCACCGGCATATCCCGCAACCAGCTGTCGGAGATCTTCGGCTACTCCCCCACCGCCATCCTCCGCTGGGAAACCGACTCCGAAACTATCCCCATAGACGCCCAGCAGCAGTTCAACGACCTGCTCGACGACTTCCTCGCCGCGTCAGACGCCCTCGACGATGAGGGCCTCACCTGGGACGACGTCACACCAGCCCGGATCGTCGCCATGAAACTAGGGGTGTCGGCACACACCTTCGAATCCATGATGAAACGCCGCAAACGGGAACTGTGGGACTTCGGCACGCTCGGACTGTGGGCCACCGACGAGGACTTGGCCGCATGCCGACGCGACTAAACTGTCAGACCCCGAATCTAGGGTGGTCGTATGCCTAAAGTGATCCAGCGCAAATGCGCGGTGTGTCCCGACATGCTGGATCCCATCATGGCGTCCCTTGGCATGATGTCCCATCCCGGCTGTTCGGTGGAGGGTGTACCTGCCGAACAGCACAACCCAGCCTCGGTCAACCAGGTAAACCCGTTCGACGACTCGGCCGTCCGCAACGGATTCATCCCTTTGGCCGAGCTGGCAGCGGACCTTCAGGCAGAGTTCACTACGATGATCCGCTGGCATGAAGAGTTCACCCCCCGCTCCCGGCAGCTCGGGCTCGGACCCAGCGACCTCGGCACCGAATGCGACCGGGAACTCGCCTACAAGATCGCCGGGATCAGGGGGTACAACCACGGCGACCCCTGGCCGGGGTTCGTTGGCTCGTCCATCCACGCCCGCTTGGGAGACGTGATCCGGGCATACGCCAAGGAACACGGCGGCGCGTGGCTGATCGAAAACCAGGTGGTTGTCGATCCCCTGATCTCCGGTCACGCCGACATCGTCCGGTCCCCGCTCGTCGTCGACTTCAAGTCCGGCGGCAAAGACGTCATCGACCGGGCCCGCAAAGAAGGCCCCAGCCGCAAGTACCTAGTCCAGATCAACTCATACGCCAAGGGGCTCAACGAAGCCGGACACCCGATCACCCAGGTAGCAATCGTCTACCTGCCCAGGGCCGGATGGCTGCGTGACATGTTCGTTTGGGCGGCCCCATATGATCCGAACGTTCCAGTGGCGGCGTTGACCCGGGCGTATGGGATCGCCCGACACCTGAAGGAAATAGACATTCGTAGCAATCCGGACCTGTGGGAGACGATTGCTCCCACGCCTGGCTTCGGATGTACCTGGTGCGGCCTGTTCAACAAGGAAATGGCCGCCGACCAGCCCGCCACCGACAAGGGGTGCCCGGGTTGGAACATGAAGAGAGAGGGAAAGAAGTGAGCGGCTTCGATGACTCCAGGGCCAATGAGCCCCGAGAGAAGTTCGACCCCCGAGAGCACCTCGGCCACCTGCTCGTGGTCCGCGTCTTCGACGAGGTGTCCCCGGTCATCACGCCCTATTGCAAGACCGGCTACGTGGAACGCAATGGCCGGTCTTACCCCAACAACGCGGTCCGCTGCGCTGTTGCCGACATCGACGAACTGAACGAGGACGGGCAGCCAGGCAAGATCTACCCGCAGGTCATGATCTTCACCGGGCTGCTGGTCGCCGACCTGAAGGCAGACGTCGGCCGCAAGATCCTCATCATGTGGGACAAGAAGGACCGCAGCGACAAGTCCTCGCCGTACGCCATTACGGAGATGAAGTCCAACGAGCGAGCCCTCGCTGCCGGGATGGCATTCCTGGCTCGGCACCCCGAGTTCGACGAGCTGCCCCCGCCGCCGCCGTGGAACTTCGACGACCAGAAGCGCCAGGAGCAGCAGCAGGTCGAGAACAACGGGCGTAGCAGCAGCGGAGGCGGAGCCCAGAATTGGGGCCAGCACGACCGCAACGACAGCCCACGCAACTCCGGTGGCTCATTCCTCGACCAGGCCCAGGCCACCAACCACTGGGGCCAGGAACAAGACGACGAGCCGCCGTTCTGATCCTCGGCAAAAGAAACGGCCCGGGTGCCTAGGCACCGGGGCCGTTTCCGAGAGGAGTAGAAGCATGCACCGAGGACTCGGGCAGATCCACTAGACCAAACTTATCACGCGTGTTGGCACTGGCGCCAGCGACGTGATCAGGAGTAGCCTCAGGGAACCTTCGGCCGCTAGATGCTAAGCGGCCCCGCGTGTTGTGAGCACCGGGGCCGATGGTCATCACCACAGGCTCGGAGGACGGTCACAAGCCTTAGCGGTGAGAGGACGGTGCCACGATAGACACTTTTGAAGGTCCGCCGCAACTGGATGTTGAATCTTGTCTCAACTGGATCGACATCATCCACGGAGATTCTCCTGGATTTGTCCACCTTTGTGCCTTCGGGGACTGGGAAGGCCGCAGCTTCGACTGGGCCATTGAACGCGAAGACGCCGCCCGCTACATCCGGGCAAAAGACAACGCCCAAGGCATCTACCTGCGTGTGACCACGCTCCTCGGCGCGCTCGAACCTGGCAAACGCGGATCTGACACCGACAGTGCCAGCTTCCCCGGCCTCTGGGCAGACATCGACCTCGCTGGGCCCGGCCACAAAACCACCCATCGGCTCCCCGAAACCCTCGGCGACGCCCAACGGATCCTCGCCGCCGCGAACCTGCCCACCCCAACCGTCTGGGTCCACTCCGGTGGCGGCCTGTACCCGATGTGGCTCCTCGCCCACAGTCACCGTATCGCCAGCCGCGAAGACTTCGAACAGCTGCGGGTCCTGTGTGCCAAATGGCAAGAAGTCATTGCGTACGCCGCCAGCACCCTCGGCCTGCACTACGGGTCCGGCGTAGGCGACCTGTCACGAGTCCTGCGCCTGCCTGGCACCATCAACCGGAAAGAGGGCCTCGCCCGTCCCTGCCGGGTCATCGAAGACACTTGGGACCGCAGCTACACCCTCGACGAACTCAAAGATGCTCTGGTTTCAGCCGTACAAGCGATCCCAGAGCCCGCCCCGGTCGCGAATCCACGAGTTCAGCCACGCACGTCCGAGGGTTTGACCCCCGGAGACGACTACGAAAACCGAACCAGTTGGGCTGACATTCTCGAACCAGCCGGATGGACCTGGCACCACCGCACTGGACAAACTGACTACTGGACGCGGCCCGGCAAGCCCCGCAGGGACGGCCACAGCGCCACCACCGGGCACGACTCCGCCCGCGACCGGCTGTTCGTCATGTCCACTGAGACCGAATTCCCCGCCTGGGAGCCCATCACCAAGTTCCACGCCTACAGTCTCCTGCACCACAACGGGGACCACAAGGCAGCAGCCCGCGACCTCGGCCGCCAAGGCTACGGCGACCAGCCGAAGCCGGTCTCCAATGTGGACAGATCCATTAACAGCCCGGCGCCCGTGGACAGCCGATTGCTTCCCCGCCCCAAAGGCCGCCAGGACTACACCATCGAAGGTGCAGCGTCCCGGTTCGTCAACACCTGGGGCGACATCATCCGCTACGTCGTCGAGGAACGCTCCTGGCGGGTGTGGAACGGCACCTTCTGGGACCGCGACGAGACCGGCTCCAGCGTCTCCGAAGCCTTCGTCTCCATGACCGAGGTCATGCTCGACGAACTGGCCACCCTCGAAGCCGAAGCTGAAGCCGACCCGGACAAGATGCCGATAGCCAAAGCGCTACGCAAACATGTCACAACGTGCCGAAACGGCAACAAGGCCAACATTCTGTCGTCTATCGGCAACAAAGTCACCGCCCACATCGCCGAGTTCGACACCGAACCCCGCTACATGAACCTCCAGAACGGCGTCTACGACCTCGTAGACGACGTTTTCCTGCCCCACGACCCGAAGTACATGCTGACCAAGGTCGCCGGTGTCTCCTACGATCCCGACGCGAAAGCCCCCCGCACCGAAGCCTTCTTCTCGGACCTGCTGCCGAGTGAGGACATGCGTGAGTTCACCCTCACTTCCCTGGCGTACTCGATGACCGGCGAAGCAGACCGCAAGGCCCTTTTCATCTCCCAGGGCCCGTCGAACAGCGGCAAAACCCAGGTCGCGGAGATGATGCAGGGAATGTTCGGCGACTACGCCGTCTCCGTCTCCCCGGGCACGTTCACCAAGCGCCGCGAACACGGTCCCAACGCCGAACTCCACGCGATGCGCGGTGCCCGGTTCGTGTACACCTCCGAAACCAGCTACGACATCCAGCTCGACGAAGAACTCGTCAAACGGGTCACCGGCAAAGACACCATGACCACCCGGACCTTGTACGAGAAGCCCCAGTGGTGGATTCCGCAGTGTGCCGTTTGGATCGCCACCAACAACTTGCCCCGGTTCTCTTCCGACGGCGAAGCCATGTGGCGGCGCATCAAGACCATCAGGTTCACCAACGAGTTCACCGACGACGGCTCCAGCGGCTACCAGGCCATCCCGAACATCGGCCGCACGCTTGCCACCGAAGAAGGGGCGGGGTTGTTCAACCTGCTCCTCGAAGCTCTGCGCAGGTACCGGGCCGCTGGTCGGCTCGTTGAACCGCAGGAGCTGAAAGACTCCGTCGCCGACCACCGGGCCGAGACAGACCCGCTGGCACAGTGGGTGGCGTACGCCCAGGAGCGCGGGGACCTGGTTGAGGACCCGGCCGCTGAGACGAACATCAGCCACCTGCGCCGCGCCAACGCCTACTGGTGCGAAGACCAGGGTTATCATTCCCTTGCTGCGCAAAGGTTCGGGGTATCCCTGGCGATGTTGATGAAGTACACGAAGAGGCGCAGCAACGGGGAGACGTTGATCGTCGGATGGCGCTGGACCGGCCCCACCTGGAACACCTCGGGACCGAAACGAGAGGACTGGCATGATCGAGTGGATCCGTAGCACCGCATGCGGGGGCGGCGAATGCGTAGAGGTTTTCCTCGAAGTCGATACAGCTCTTGACGGGCAGGCGCTAGTTGCTGTGCGCAACAGCAGAGTGCCCGGAGAGATCGTGTGGTTCGACCAGGACGAATGGGGTGCTTTCCTCGCGGGCGTCAAGGCTGGAGAGTTCGGCTAAAGCGGACACTTGAGACCAACGGGACCTCGTGTTACCTTTGGCGCACAACCCTTCAAAGGAGCGCCCCCATGGCCAAGGCCGGATACTCTGCGACAACGCAGGCTGATGTGGCCCTGGCAGCGGCCACTGCGAAGAGTGTCATCGGAGTCCTGTCCCCCGCCCAGTTCGGCGTGGACCTGACCAAGTTCCGTATCGGCTTCACGGGCATCACCGCAGGCGCCGTCCCTGGTCTCGTTGAGCTGTGCGCAGCCACCTTCGCGACCAACCCCCCGGGCACCAACTCGACCTCGGCCACCGTCCAGCAGGACTACGGCCGCAGCATCACCGCCGGTTTCACCGCCGCATACAACTGGACCGCCGAGCCGACCGTCTTGTCGGTCATCGACTCGTGGCCGCTGACCCCGACCGGCGGCCTGGTCATCTACGACTACCCGCTGGGCACCAGCCCTGACAACGCCGTGTCGGCTGGTTTCGTGATCCGCTGCACATTCGCTGCCATCGTCAACCTGCGGGCAACACTGCACTTCGAGCGCTGCTAAGGAGATCCGGTGGCCGCCCCGTCCCTGCGGGCGCTGGGCACGGTCCTCGCGTCGTCGACTGGCACCCCGAGCTTCTCTGCCCCGGCCGGAGCCGTTGCAGCCGACCTCATCATCTGCGCCTGGTTCCAAGACGACGGGCGTACCAGCGTGTCCGGGACGCTGCCGACCGGCTTCCTCCAGGCGACTGGAAGCCCCCAAGTCAACGACCCGGCAGCAGGATCCCCATCCCACAGTCTCAACGTGTACTACGGCACCTTCTCCGCCGTCGGGGCCGGTCCGTACACCTTCACCGTCGTCCCTGGCATCGGATCGCCGACACCCTTCTGTGAGGGACGGTCGGCTGCGATCCAGAACGCCGGGACAGTCTGGGAAGGCACCCCCAGCGGTGCCACATCGGGCAACACCAACGTCTCCACCGCCCCATCGGTTTCGTCAACCAGTGCCCAGAACGACTGCTACGCCTTCTATGTGGCAACGAACTGGGCCGGAGGAGCGTGGACGCCGCCGACTGGCTACACCGAACAGTGGGATGCCAACGACCGGATCGTCACCTTCGCCGACCTGACGATGCCCACCCCGGCAACTACGACCCCGCAGGCGACCAACGTATCCAGTAACCGTATGAACGCGTGGGTCGGCATCATTCCACCTGTTGCGGCAGCTGGCGAATCACCGAAGCTGATCATCGTGTCGCCGCCCGCCGCCGTCATCCGAGCCTCGACGTGGTGACCCGTGGCCCAACTCGGTAGAGGACAGCCAGCTGACGCGATCATTGTGATCGGGTCCGGCGTTGCTGTGTCCGGTGTCCCGCAGATCACGGTTGTCACTACGCCCGTGGACCGCCGGTTCAAGCAGGTGTACCAGCCACGGGTGCTCCAAGGCGCAGCCGAGCCCGTTCCAGGCCCCATCGTGGTTGTGGCAGCCCCAGTTCCTCGGACGCTGCTGCGTATCACGGGTCCGACGATCGGCCAGGGCCTCGCCGAGCCAGTTCCTGGCCCGACATTGGTGGTGTACCCACGCAACCCGAAGGTTCTCGCGCCCCGGCCGATCGTGATAACGGGACTGCCTGATACCCCTAACGTACCAGGCTCACCGCCGCTGGGACCATACGTCTTCCCTGGCCCTAATCCACATAGGACAACACGGCCCCCGACCGTTTTCACCCGGGCCGAAGGCGTCGTTGCACCGACCCCGCCGGGACCACAGCCCGACTTCTGCGCCCTGTCACCGATCACCGGCTGGTATGCCAGCTCACCTGTCACCGACTGGTACGTCGGTGGCCCTGTCACCGGCTGGGCAGCTTTGGAACCCGAGGAGGATTGCTGCTGATGAGCGCCACGAAGAGTGTTCTGTCCACTGTGTACTTCAAGAGCCAGGTGACGGCTACCGTCAACGGCGTCTACCCCTACAACCCCACCAGCGACGTGGTGGAGGCGGCCTTCGTAGCCCCGGGGACGAACCCTGCCGCCCCTGACTGGAGGCTGGGATCCTGGGAAACCAAAGGAACAAGCTACTTCGCTCGGGCCCTCGTTGGCCCCGGGCCAGGAGCCGTCATCGACCTACCCGCTGGGACCTACCGCATGTGGGTACGCGTGACCGACAACCCCGAGATCCCCGTCCTCGAAGCAGGCAACGTACGCGTCGTCTGAAAAGGTGAAAGCCCCCAGCGCATGCAGGTAACTGGGGGCTTTCGTTTCCCGGCCAGGCTGAGCATCCACGATCCCGGCCGGAAGCTTATGGGGTCAGAGGGAACGCAGGTGCAGCTACCCCACACACCAGGGTCATGGCTGTCCTTTGCCTTGAAGGGCAAGGCGTGAACGTTCCCCCTGTTACCCCCAAATGGCAGGTGCATGCGCTCCTGTCGTGACCCCACTCGGACTCGAACCGAGGACCAAGGGATTAAAAGTCCCCTGCTCTACCAGCTGAGCTACGGGGTCAGTGCTTCTTCATTAGCCGCCGATATGCGGCACTGCCAGTCTCGTTCATTCCGGGGATGTTGGTCAGTCCCTTGCCACGTTCGGCGTGGCGGGGGATCTGGTTGCGGGATGCCGCTACGCTGCGCCAGTCTCCAGGTTTGCGTCGCTTCGCTGCCATTGTTCACCTCCTTTGCCCATCAGCTCCGGCTGGTTGATCATCTCGTAGCAGTCGTCGCACAGGACCACGCCGAACCACCTGAAATCAGAACGTAGGACACCAGGCTGGTGACACCTGATCACCACCGGATGTCGGCTCGAATAGTCGATACTGACGCCAGCCTCGCACGGACCTTCCTGGACCCGTCGAACCACCTGCCCCCCTTTTCAGATTGAAGAGCTAAACGCTGCCACATCCACCGGCGGCGCTGGGTTCAGCCTGTCCTGGCCCAGAACCCGCTTCACGATCTTGTCCCGAGCTGCCTTGTCGACAGGATCGAGACGCCTCGACGTTCGTGTAGCTTCCATGTCTTCTCCTACGCTGGCCTACCTGGACTCGAACCAGGAACCTGCGGATTAACAATCCGCTGCAACTACCAATTGTGCTATAGGCCAAGGCCCGGGAGGGACTGCATGACCGCCCGGGGTCATCTTCCACCGTTCCGGACTGCCGCCCATGCCCGTGTGCGCACACGGACCTCCCTGACGCCGCCCCTTGCTCCACCCGGTGTCTTCTCGATCCTCTGGTGGGAGGCTGCGTTTGTGGGCCGGGAGGGTATCGAACCCCCGGCACAGGGATTAAGAATCCCCTGCTCTACCCCTGAGCTACCGGCCCTAGATCCGGGAGACGCCTCTTGGTACAGAACGTCTCCCTGGTGCATAGCGGAGGCCCCGGCCCCGGACGCTGTACCTCAGCCATGCACTTGTGGGAAAGACTGGACTTGAACCAGCAACCTCGGACTTACCGTCCCGCTCTGCCACGGGGTCTGCTACGCGTCGCTTTCCCCTTTGAGCTACTTTCCCCTGCCCAGCACTTTCGCAGGACCAGTGTGCTGGAACTGGCTGTCGAACCCCTGGTCATAGGCTCCTGCCGTTAAGGATCGGGGCTCTGGGTGCGGACGCCACCCAGACGTTGCCAGTCCGCAGTGTGTTGGACCCCGATCCTGTCTTGCTTGCTTGCTGCTTTTGGGGTTGGTGCATGGGCGGTAGCAGCGAACACCGTGGAGAGGCCGGGACTCGAACCCAGCTCCCGGTAACTAACCGGTTTGCCTATCGGATGTCCCGTTTCCGGGGGTCTCCCTCCCCTAGACGCCGGACCCCGGGCGTCCGCCGGGACTCGAACCCGCTTCACCTTGGATGGCCATCCGCTGGTGTTTCACCTGACCGGAGTCAAACCGGATAGGGGGACCGACTTGTGAAGTTGTACACCCTCACCGAGCAGGGGACCGGGGCTTGAACCGGTCGAAGCTGCCATCTGCACCGAGTCACCGGTATGCGCACTCTCGGGTGACCAAGAAACAGACCCCTGCGAACACCGGGCCCAATCGGCTCTACGCCCCTCAGCACATTCCTCGACAGGGGCCCGGCTACCAACTACATTACCCCGGCCCCCCGGTAACCGCAAGTGTAAAAAGAAACCCCGAGTCCTAAGACTCGGGGTTCACCCCAGTATCTCTCCGGGGCAGTTGTTCACCAGGTCAAACCCATACCACCTGGCCTCACGGAGGCTCCCTCGTTGACGTCGCCTCGGTTCCCACGTCCTCCCTGATCACGGACGGGGACCGTCAGGGAGGTATTCAAGAATGCCGCTGTTTCATGTAGGCCGAACACACCAAACACGCCCGTTCCAGGATCTCCCTGGACACCATGGCGGCATCCTTCGTGGCGGGGACAGGATTTGAACCTGCGACCTTTGGGTTATGAGCCCAATGTGCTACCGAACTGCACCACCCCGCGATGCGCCCCTGGATCCCCACCCAAAGATCCAGGGGCCTTTCACCCACATCCCCCGATATGGAGTGGCTTGCCTCCGATTCGAACGGAGTCCTCGGGGTTATGCACCCCGTGTGCACCATTACACCTGTGCGCCTTGGACCCTGTACCTGAGAAGAGAACAGGGGCCTGCGCGTCTACAACCCGGGACCGGCCATACCCCCGTATGAATCGGCTCACCGAATCTTCCGGAACCCTCGCCGCGACTTGCGCCTCAGAAACGTAGCACACCCCGGTCCGGGGGTGCAAGGACTACCGGAGAACGTGGCTTAACCTGTACTATTCGGGCATATGGACGCCAGGGATATGAGCCTGCGGGAACGCTTCGCCCTCTGCACCAAGGCCGAGCGGGAAGCCTGGCTGGCCGAGCAAGACGTCGAACTGCTCGAAGAGATCATCCGAGGAGCCTGGTGGTGGGAGTCCCGGCCAGCCCAGGTACCCCCGCCCGGAGACTGGTTCCTGTTCCTCATCCTCGCCGGTCGCGGCTTCGGCAAATCCCGAGCCGGAGCCGAATGGATAGCCGAACGGCCCCTGCTTTATCCCCTATCCGTCGCAGGCATCCCCACCGAACACCTGGTTGTCGCCGAAACCCTCGCCGACGCCAAGAACATCTGCATGGAAGGTGACTCCGGCGTCCTCAACGCCCTCACCCGGCGCGGACTTGTGCGTGACATCGACTACCGCTACAAGCAGTCGCCGAAGCCAACGATCATCTTCTCCTCCGGCGCGAAGATCATGTGCGAGGGAGCCGACGACGAAGACGCCGGACGTGGCTACAACCTCGTCTCCATCTGGTGCGACGAGATCTGCAAATGGCCAACTGCTGTGGCGACCTACGACGAAGGTCTCGTCCCGGCCCTACGCGTCGACATCCCCGGAGACCACCCCCGCGTCTTCGCCACCAGCACCCCGAAAAAGGGATCACATCTCCTGCGCCGCTGGCTCCAAGAAGTCCAATCCCCTGACCCGAAAAAGTCCGGCGCCATCCGCGTCATCCGAGGCAGCACCTTCGACAACGCCAGCAACCTCAACAGCCACAGCCTCCAAGCCCTCGAAAACCGATACGCCGGAACCAGCATCGGCCGCCAAGAGCTGTACGGAGAAATCCTCGAAGACGAAGACGGCGCCCTGTTCGCCCGGACCGACCTCGACGTCGCCCGCGTGGACCACATGCCCCTCGACGCCGACATCGTATCCATTGTGGTCGGAGTAGACCCAGCCCAAGTAGACGACCAGGGCAACCTGGCCAACCCTCGGCGCACGTCCGCCGAATCCCACGACGAGATGGGTGTCATCGTTGTAGCCCGCACCCGCGACGACGACCTGTGGGTCCTCGCCGACGAATCCATTCAAGCCGCCGGGCGCAGCGCAGCCGTCCACGTGTGGCTCGTTGCCCTGCGCTACAACGCCTCCCGGGTTGTCTGCGAAGACGTCGGAGCGAAACGGTGGATGCGCGACGTGTTCCACGACGCCTACCGGGAGTTGCAGCTGCAAGGACTCATGCCCGCCGACACCGAACCCTTCTTCGAGGGAGTCGACGCGAAGCTCGGCAAGAGGACCCGAGCTGAACCTGTCGCCATGCGCTCCCAACAGAAACGTCTGCACATGGTCGGCGTGTTCGAACGGCTCGAAGACCAACTGACCCAGTTCAACCAATGGGATGGCAAAGAATCCCCCGACCGCTTGGACGCGCTCGTCCACGCGTGCCGGTTCCACATGCTCAGCGAAAAGAACAAGGTCCGGGTCCTGGACCCCCGCACCTATGATCGCAACAGCCTCGACCGTTTCGACCAAGGTCTTGGCGCCGGATTCGACTACACCCGTTGGTGATCAGCGAGCGCGAGGGAACTTAACTCGCAAGGTCATCCGGTCCACTGGACGTAATGCCCCCCGCCGGGCGATAGAACATTCCTCACACCGAGGATCAGGATAATCGGGGACGCTGTAACACACGTGCCCACAATCGATACATGAACGAGTTACGTTCGGTCCGTGCAGTGTCTCCAGAAACGGTTGCCCGCCGGAGTTCTCGTGCCAGTCGCCTTCGGCCATGGGACCACCGTACATACGAAACCCCGGGGTCCGAAGACCCCGGGGCTTCCCAGCCGGGCCAATCCTGGCCGAGCCAAGCCTTGCCCTGCCTAGTCGCGCCTTGCCAAGACTGCCATTGCATACCGAGCCCCGCCCAGCCTCGCCAACCCTCTCCATGGCTGCCACGCCTGGCCCAGCCGGGCCTTGCCTAGTCGCGCCGCATCGCGCCACTCCGTGACCGCCATGCCTGGCCCAGTCGCGCCGCGCCAAGCCCCGCAGTGCCGAGCCTGGCCAATCCTTTCCTTGGCTGCCCTGCCACGCCTCGGCTCGCCCTGGTCAACCTTGCCCAACCCTGACGAGCCAAGGCTGCCGCGTTACGGAAGTTGCTCTAGAGCCTCGTCCAGCTTGGCGATGACGTCCTGGGCCCGCTCGAAAGGCGCAAGCCGCGTTCGATACGCGATCAGCGCCCGCTTCGCGTCGTGCATCAGCTGAGTGCAAAGCTCCTCGTCGTTCACGGCTCGCTCGGTCGGGATGTAGCCCTGACCCTTGCTGCCGTCGGCCCGCTGAATGATCACGTTCATCCGTGCGGGCTTGTGGCTAGCATCTCGAACCACGACCCGGACCACGAGCTTGCGGGCCTGGACCAGCCGCCACTGATGTGCGGCTTCCGAATCGTCCCATTCGAAGAATTTGTGTAGCGGAGACAACGGATCCGCTGCCGCCTCCACCACCTTCTCTGGCTGGACCAAACCATCCGGGTCATCCTTGGCGATCACTTCGAGCGCCTCGACAACCTCCGGATCGTCGATCATTTGCGTGGGATCAGTCATTAGGCCGTCAACGCCTTCACGCGGAAACGACCGAACGTGCCCGTGTGAGACTTCGGCGCGCTCGGACGCCAGTCCCCGACGCCGCCGTCACCGGCAGCATCCAGAAGCGCGACCACCGAAGACTCGCTGATGAACGACTCCAGATACTCGATCTCCAGCACCGCCGTCCACGGCCACAGGGCGTATCGGTAACGCAGGTCGGCGTTGCCGTTCGCGTTACGTGGCGTGTCCTCGCGCAGGATCAGATCCCCGGCGTCGATGCGTACCAGCTGGTCCGGGCCTTCGCCCAGAACGAACAGGGAAGACTTCGCCTGGACCATGGTCAGTCCCTGAAACAGTCGGACTGCGCCGACCATGGCTGCCTTGAACGCTGTCGAGGGCATGCCCGGGGTTCCGTCGGGGAGCCGATACAGGCTCGCCTCGGCCTCCTCTTGGGGGACCTTCGGATCCCTGGCGGCCTTGGTTTTGACGCCGCTTTGGGCCTCACGCATGAGCCGCTTGGCTTTTTCGGACCACTTATGAGGGATCAGAGGCGTTACGCCCACGATCTCCACCGGGATGATGGACCGCTTGATCGGCTGAAGATCAATCGTTGTTTCTCGTTCCGCCTGTGCCAACTTCTCATTCCTCTCTCGTTTGAACAATGTGGACCTTGCCGTGCCTTGCCTTGCCACGTCCCGTCGCGCCTCGACTGCCGCGCCTAGCCATGCCTCGCGTCTCCAGCGCTCACCTCGGCTGCCTTGCCATGCCACGCCTTGCCAGGCCATGCCGCCCCGGGTCCAACCGTGACTGCCACGCCGTACCCAGCCGTGCCGGGCCCAGCCACTGCGTTCCCTGGCTGCCGCGCCTAGCCGAGCCCCGCCGCGACTAGCCCTACCTAGCCCTGGCTGCCTGGCCGTGCCATGCCCTACCGAGCCTTGCCTAACCGTGGCTGCCATGCCCCGCCTAGCCGTGCCCTGCCGGACCTTGCCACGCCTGGCTTCGCCTTGACTGCCTAGCCTTGCCCAGCCGAGCCTTGCCTATGCGGGCCTTGCCTCGCCGTGGCTGCCCCGCCATGCCGAGCCTTGCCTCGCCACGTCCAGCCGTGGCTGCCTTGCCTCGCTCAGCCCAACCGCGCCTTGTCTAGCCTTGACTGCCACGCCGCTTCCGCTCCGCGCCTTGGCTGCCTTGCCTAGCCGAACCTTGCCTAGACCCGCCGTGCCAGGCCGAGCCGTGGCTGCCTAGCCGTGACCCGCCTAGCCTAACCCCGGCTAGCCGTGACTCTCAGAACACTAATAAGGGAAACGGCGATCGACAAGTGCGAGTGGCAAGAATCCGGGTTGGTGACAAGCTGCCCGATTTGCCACTATCCTGGGCGCATGCCAGATCTTGCGACGATTGCCATGCTTGTGGTATCGCTGGCCGTAGCCCACGGGGCTAATGCCCGGGTTGCTCGGCTTATCGCCGAAGATGAGATCACAGAACCGTGGCGGGCCTGGCTGATCAAGCACCTTGGCTCCCAGCACCTGGCCACCCGCTGGGCACATTGCCCCTGGTGCGCTGGATGGTGGACCGCCTGGCCCGTGACGGCAGCTGCCTGGTTCCCTATCATGAATACACAGTTGTGGGGTTTGTACTTTTTAGCCGCTTGGTCGGTAGCCCACGCAGCCGGTCGTCTCAACAACGGGAGCTGACAGTGGCCATCGGTCGCCGCAAAAAGACGCCAGGCGTCATCGCCTCGGCGGCAGCCGTTGACCTCAACAACCCGCTGTGGCCGATCTACGCGTCCCTCGACTCTGCTTGGCAGCAGGAACTGTGGCGTCTATACGACTGTGTGCCCGAGTTTGCCCGATGCGCGAACTATGTCGGCCAAGCCTGTTCCCGGGTCCGGATCTATGTTGCTGAAGTCGACGACCGTGGCCAGATCCAGAAGGAAGTAGCCCCGACGAACCCTGTCGGCAAGCTCGCCTCAACTGTCCTCGGTGGACCCGAAGCTCAGCCGGAACTGTTGAATCTCATGGGCACCGCCCAGATGGTGTCCGGAGAGTTCTGGACGATCGGCTTGGACGCGCTCGGTGCTGGCGAAGAATTCGACCGCTGGTTCGTTGTCCAGTTCAACGAGCTGCGACGTCTCGAAGACTTCTTCCAGTACCCCGGCGCTCAGCCGCAACGCCAGTTCGCCTACAGCTTCGGCAACAAGGAATACACGCTGCGCGAAGGCCGCGACATCATCTTCCGCACCTGGACCCCGCATCCGCAGAACACGATCGCCGCCTACTCCCCGGGCCGCTCGTTGCAGATGACACTGATCGAGCTGGAGATCCTCACCCAGTACATCCTCGCCCAGGCCCGTAGCCGCCTGGCGTCTGGTGGTGTCTGGTTCCTGCCGAACAACCTGGACTTCCCGGCGTCTGACGACTATCCGGCGGGCATGGACGGGCTGTTCCGGCGGCTGATGGACGGCGCCAAGTTCAACATCAACAACTTCGGCAACGCCTCACAGCTCGTTCCCATTCTCGCCGGAGCCGACCCTGAAGCCCTGGCCGCGATCAAAGACCCGATCATCTTCGGCTCCATCCTGTCCCAGCAGGCCATGGAACTGCGTGGCGAGTGCCGGGGAACGGTGTCGCGGGGCATGGACGTGGCGCCCGAGATCGTCAACGGCATGTCCGACAGCAACCACTGGAACGGACCCGGCATCGAACAGTCCACAGTGGATAATGTGGTCAAGCCGGTCATGACGCGTATCTGCAACGCGCTCACCGACAACTATCTGAAGCCTGTCCTGAGGATGAAGGGTAAGGATCCGGGCAGGTACAAGTATTGGTTCGACTGTGCCTCCCTGGTCACCCGGCCCAATCGTCTCAAAGAGACGATGGAGATGTTTGCTGAGGGCATGGTCGGCGTAGATGAGGTGTTGAAGGCGGCCGATCTGCCCGAGTCGGCGAAGATCGGCAAGGAAGAAGACCAGCGCAACTTCATCCGGACCCTGCTGAAGTCTGACGCCGCGAACCTGTTGCAGATCCCTGAGATCCGGGAGAAGGCCGAACTCGGCATCAAGGACATTTCGATGCCCGCCCCGCCACTTCCGGGTCAGCCTGGCGGTCCTGGAATCGGTGGCGCGCAGGGACGGCCGCCAGCTCCGCCGCCGCCTGAGCGGACCCTGAAGGACATCAACCCTTCGTCGCAGCCGCAGCGGTCCACACTGCCGGGCGCCCCGAACAACGCCACCCCGGGCCCGAAGGACCGGCAGTTGACGGCCTCTGCCACCTGGGCCCTGGTCACTATGGCCGATCTGCACGTACGCCAGGCACTGGAGAAGGCAGGCAAGGCTCTGCTGCGCGGTCCGGGCGGCGCCCAGTTCCGCAACATGGCCGCCGACGAGGCGTACCTGTCTCTGGATGTGACCGAGGACCGGGCCCGGCAGCTGCTGGCGGCGAGCTTCGGACACATCGAGTCGACGATGAACGGGCAGGCGATCCCCGGCGACCCAGACCTGGTCCGCAAGATCCTCACCGAGTACACGGCGACGTTGATGGTCAACCATCAGCAGCATGAGCCCCGGCTAATGCGCGGCTATCTGGAGCGTGGGGGCCTACTGTGACCCCCATGGAGGCCGCATTTGCCACGTTCATTCTGGCGATCCTCATCCGATGGGTGAAAGGGATCGCCAAGAAGGTGATGTTTCCTTGGACCGAATGGGGGATGCTTCCTGATCCTGGCGGCGTCTACTCCGACAACGACGACTGGTTCAGGTCCGTCGAAACGGTAATCGACTCGCTGGAGCGGCGCCCGGTCCGCGAAGGCTGGGACTCGGTACCCGACACCACGCCCTATACGCCCACCCAGCTCATTCAGCAACACCTGGCCCAAGTCCGGAACCTTCTCCGGAGGATCCCGGACGAAGTGTTCGCTGAGATCCGTGACGAGATCGCTAAAGGCACCGCCAATGGTGACTCGACACAGACCATTGCTGAACGTATCAATACGATTCTGGACACCAACGGGCAAAACTGGAAGAACAGGGCAAACGTGATCGCAGTAACTGAGGTGAACGGTGCCCACAACGCTGGCTGGTTCGCCAGCGCCCAGCGGGCCCAACGTGACCTCGGCACTCCGATGACGAAACGGTGGGTCGCCTCCCACGACGACCATGTACGCCCGACACATAAAGAGGCAGATGGACAGGTTCGTCCGCTTCTGGAACCATTCCTGGTGGGAACGTGGCCGATGCAGTACCCCGGCGACAAAGCGGGACCTCCCGAAGAAGTGATCAACTGCCGGTGTACGGCCGTCTTGGAGGCGTGATGGAGACCCTGGCCGACAACACGGTCACCACACGGATCCCGCCGCAACTGATCCGCTCGGACACCCACGGCAAAGGCGCGGCCGAGATCGGCTGGGGCAGTCCCGGCGACTTCAAACGCTGCGAAGCCTTCGCCCGTGCGCACGGCATTCCCGGTCACATGATCGAAGGCTTCTGCGCCAACCTGCACAAGCTCGCCACCGGTGAATGGCCCGGCGTCAACGCCCACAAGGGCGCCCATGCCCTGGACTACCTCATCGCTGCCATGGGCAGCGGATTCAAAGGCCGCCCCTGGTCCGGGCCGCTGGCACCGATCGGCACCCCGACCGGTGACGGTCGCATCTTCCCCCCGAACACCCTCAAATATCAGACGTTCCCGATGCCGTTCGGATGGCAGGAACACAGCGGACGCGGCCACGACGGCGCTGTAACCGTTGCTGTCATTGAGCATGCCGAGGAACGCATGCATAATGGGCAGCCGTTCATCTGGGGACGTGGCTACATGCTCGACCCGGACATCATCCCCGAGGTGCGCAAAGCCGAACACCTGATCGAACACGGTGTTGCCGGGGCTAGCGTAGACCTGGATTCGTACACGGCAGCCCTGCGTCCCGGCGCGGACGGCAAGCACCTCCAGACCCTGAAAGAGGGTCGGATGCGGTCAGCGACGATCGTGCGCATCCCCGCGTTCGCTGACCTGCGGCTCCAGTTCGACGACGAGGAACCCGAGACTGTCACCGCCGCCATCGACGACATCGAAGACTTCAGCGTCAACGGCACGGGTTGGAAAGGTGCACCCGTTGCGCCCCGGGAAGCTGAGTTCGACGCTGACGATGCCGTGTCGCGGATCGAAGCGTGGGCAGGTCAGGACCGGGCGCAGCTCGACAAGATGTTCCTGTGGGTCAACCCGAACGGCGACGCCCTGGGCCGTGACGGGTACAAGCTCCCCTGGGGCGACATCATCGACGGTAAGCCTTACCTCATCTACCATGCCGTCTACGCCGCTGCGGCCCTGCTGTCCGGCGCCCACGGTGGCCTGCCGAACATCCCCGAAGAAGACAAAATCCGCCTGCGCGGCGTCATTACCCAGATCTACAACCACCTTGCCGCCGAACTCGACGACCCCAACATCCAGGCCCCGTGGGACCGTCACCCCAGCAGTGAGCGAGTAGCCGAAGCCGCTCTCGTTTCTGCTGTCGGAGCAGCTCTCGAAGAGTTCCGGGACATGCCCGGCGGACACCGTCAGCCCCGGGTCCCCGGCGTACCTGGAGCCCGTCGCAGTCGCCACATCGACAACCCCCACGGTGGCGAGTTCGAAGACGTTCCCGGGCGTGGCCCGCACGGACAGGTGAAGGTCGGCAACAAGTGGGTGTACCCGGCTAAGGGCGCCAAGAACCCGGAGGCGTCGGCTCGTGCCATCGCCAAGAAGGGTGGCGGTAAGACAGTTGTCGCTAAAAAAAGTGACATCGATGCCGAGCGGGAAGCGGACCGGAAACGAGCCGCCCACCTCCGCGATGTAGCGGCGGCTGGCAGCCACCGCCCCGAGCCGAAAGAGGACAAGAAGCCGGAGCCGAAGCCGGAGAAGAAGGCGCCAGAGAAGAAGGCGCCAGAGAAGAAGGCTGCTCCGACCAAAGAGCCGGAGAAGAAAGCCCCGGAGAAGAAGGCAACTTCGGCAGATGCTTTGCGTAAGGAGCGAGACCAGCTCGGCGAAAAGTTGATGAAAATCAACGATCGTCTAGAGTCCGATCGACGAGTCACCGGTGACCGGAAGGAGGCCCTGCTCGACGAGCACCAGCGTGTCTCCATCCGCTTGGAGCAGGTTGACCGGCAGCTCGAAGACATGGGCAACGCCGAGAAGAAAGCGCCAGAGCCGACTAAGGGCCGGGGCCACATCGGCGAGCAGGTCAAAGCAGCAGGCACTCACGACGAGGGACGTACCCGTCAGCATCACGTTGACCGGGCCCGAGCTGTAGCCGAGATGGCTTCCGCCATGGACGAGCTGGACTTCAACGAGAACACCCTCGACGAGTCCAAGAAGCGCATGGCGTCGATGGCCGAACGGTTCAAGGGAGAACCCGGCGGAGACGACTTGGCCGAGCTGAACGACAAGCTTCAGGCTGCGAAGACCACGGCAGAGATGAGCCGGATCGCTAACCAGTACGCCGAATCCCACGGCCTGAGCAGGTCCGGGCGGGCGGGTCAGGTTACGCCGTTCGACCGCACCAAGCATCAGCGGATCGGATCAGATGACCACCGTCCGGGCGAGAAGGTGGAGATCGTCCGTCCGGGCTACACCTTGAACGACGGCGAGAAGGACATCACCTTGCGCCGTCCGGTTGTCGATGTGGCAGTACCTGAGGTTGATGCGAAACGGGTCGAAGAGAAGGTAGACGCTGCCGAGGCCAAAGACCCGAAGATGACCGACGAAGAGAAGCTGAAGATTCGTCGTGACGTTCTTGGGAACATGCTCGAACCGGAGCAGAAGAAGGTCTGGGACGGCCTGTCTGATGAGCAGAAGGACCGTCTCATTGACCAGACCGCTTCGGCAATGCGCGAGAAGGAAAAGAGCCCGGGCGGTCGGATTGCGGTAGTCGATGCCAAGACCGGCAAGGAGGTCGGCGGGAAGACGATCGTCGCGAAGAAGGAACACAAGGTCACCCCGGCGCAGCAGAAGGCTATCGATGCGCTGAAAGCTGACCCGAATGCGAAGATCCACCCCGCCACCCGGAAGGTTCTCGAACGCGAAGGTCTCATCCCGAAGGCTGAGGCGCAGAAGCCAGAAACGGCAAAGCCGGAGAAGCCCGCTGGGAGGACAGTAGTTGCCAAGGGGGCAGGATCCGATGGCGTGGACGACATTCGTGGGAAATTGGGTGAGGTCAAAACCCGCGAAGAGGCGGACCGGATCCTAGCCGAAGTAAAGGGACAGCGGCTCAAGGATTTGGCCCGGTCCTACTACGTTTCCCCGAATGGCCCTGTAGCTGATATCCGAGCGAATATTCGTGAGCATACGGTAGGAAGCCGACGTAATTCTGAAGCGATCCGTAGCGGCGTTAAAGCTTCTGATGTCAGCGCAGCTGGGGCGTCAGTAGCTGAGAAGCCCGCCGGGAAGACGGTTGTCGCCAGGGGCGATCTGACCGATGCCCAGCAGCGCAACCTGGAAGAAGTCGCTGCTCGGGAGGGGCGCGGGGAGAAGATCGAAGCTGGCGTTATCGCCCGTGGCCGCTCCGGGGGCAAGGGCCTCAACGTGACTACCCTCCGGCGCCTGGAGGATCGGGGCCTGATCGAACGTCGAGACGACGAAGGTAACAAGGTTGGCGCCGGGACGCTGAAGACCTCGCACTACTTCCTGACGCCCAAGGGCCGTGAGCATCTCGGCCTGGGCCCGGAGGAGAAGAAGCCTGCCCAGGAGACCCCTGCTGCTACAAGTGAACCCAGTACCAAGTCGGAAGCTCCAGCCCCGAAGGCCGAGAAACCCGCAGGTAAGACGGTCGTGGCGAAGGCGACAGCAGCTCGGGAGTCTCGGGCCAAGTTGGCGAAGGCAACCGAGGTGGCTGACGTCATTGCTGAAGTCGATGAAATGCGCGGATCTGGGGCAGATCTCGATGTGGCGAAGGGCCGAGTGGCCGGGAAGGCTCGCCAATATCCAGACAACGCGCAGGTCCAGGCGCTGGCCAAGAGGCTTGCAGCAGCAGATTCGATCGAGGAAATGGATGCCGTCGCCAGGGGTGCCCATGCTGGGGCCGGGTTGTCCCCGATCGGCCGGGCCGGAGAGACGGTGGCGTTCGACCCGGCGAAACACAAGGCGGTAGGAAAGGCCCCAGCTAAGGGCGCGAAAGTGACTGTTGTCCGGCCCGGCCATGCGGTAAACGAGGGCGGAGACCAACTCCAGTTGTCCAAAGCCGATGTGGCCACGGTGGCGGCCCCAGCGAAAGAGTCTCAGGACGTCAAGGAGCAGTGGAAGAAGTTCGACGCGCTGCAAAGTCGCGACAAGGCCCGCGAGATGATCAAGGATCTGCCGAAACGGGACCTGGTCGCATTGGCCGACGAGGGCAACGTTCCCTACCGCAAGAGCGACACCGCCCAGCAGTTGCGCAACACTCTGATCCGCTGGGCAGGCGCCAGCGAGGACAGCAACGCGATCCTCGGGTCGAGAGTCAAGCGACCGGAAAGTGGCCCGGAGGCTCCGTCGTCCCCGCAGACGGCAGTCATGGCGGGACGCATGTCTACGAAGGCGAAGGTTGCAAACAGTTGGGGTGGCCTGCGCAAGCCTGGAGATGTCCACTTCCATCCCGACGGAGCTATCGGTGTGGCCATCTCTGGTCTGGGCACGGACGCGGGCCTAAACGTTGACGGTGACCGCCTCGACAATGTCCTCGGCCATATCGCTACCGACACTGTGGCGGGAAAAACCACTGCTAAACAGCAACTGGAGAAGCTGAAGGCGCTGGAGGCACAACTGCCCGCCGGGTCAAGAGCGAAGGCGGCTGTGGCTGCCGCTGTGGAGAAGCTGTCAGTTCCGGAAGGGAAGACGCCGGAGCTACCGGAGGCTACACCGGCGCCGCTGAAGACGCTGATGCGGAAACTGGCGCAGGTCCCGCTAGCTCACGACACCGATCATCAAGGATCGGAGCTGGAACTACTTTCCAAGATTGCCCACGATTGGGAGTCTGGGCAGTTGGGCAAGTTCCGTCTCATCTCCCGGCTACGCGACCTCGCCAACCGTCGCCACGAGTCGAAGGAAGGCAAATTCGAGATCGATGCAGCGGTCCGTAAAGCCATCGAAGATGTCGAAAAACTGGACCGTTCTGCTTTGGAGCCGCCGGGAAAAGCTGACGCCCCGGGAGCCGCTCGGGGCTCCGCAACGGTGGTAGCGAAGGGGCGAGCAAAGGTTCCAGTCGCCACACCGCCTAGCGGGCCGGTGATCACAGGCGACCACGGTGACGAATGGCATCGACAATTGCCCCCCGGCGACACCGACGCCGACGGCGTACCGGTCCGCGATTTGAAACTGTCCAGTGGGTATGTCGTGGGGCGGGGCCGCATGGTCCGCAGGAACGGCACCACGTATCTGATCGAGGACCAGCCAGGCCAGAACCATGACGCCGTCGTGAGCTTCCTCGACAGGTTCCAGTCGTCGCTGCCCCACGCCCGTACCCTTCAGCACGGAATCGCCTGGCTCAACGGTGCAAACCCCGACGATGGGTATTGGGCGAAACGGTTCGGCACGGAACACGTATCGGCGATGACGGCAAGCAAGGGAAAGGTACACGTCTGGGGGGCTGGCACCCGCATGCACCCGAACGATGTCGAATTCTCGCTACGCCACGAGTACGGACACAACGTGGACGGACGCGGACCGGCGCTGCTAGCCAAAGTCAACTCGGAAGGGCCCGCCTGGAGAGCTGCAATCGGCGCGGACTCCCACGTCCCCCTACCGCCGGGTTTCGTTCCCCATAACGTCTTGGAGGACGGAGTCGACAAGAAGCATGGTGCGGGCCGGGAAGTCCCCGACGGTGTCACCGATTATGGAAAATCTTCCCTCCTGGAGGATTTCGCCGAATCGGTGATGATGTACCTGCAACACGAGGTCGGCAGGGTCCACGCCCACGGGCAACACCCCAACGGATCCCTGCCGGTTTTCTTCCGGGACCTGTTCCCCCAAAGGGCGGCCCTACTGGACCGGGTGTTCTCCGACATCGCCGAGCAGCAACGCGCAATCTTGCGGGCCCGAGGAGACCTGCCGGGGCAGCAGCAGTCCCGGCACGGCCCTAGGAACCCTTTCTGATGAGCACCGTCGACTGGGTTTCCCCATTGGGCAGCTTTTCCACCACCTCGATCCGGGCGGCGTCTTTCGCATCTTTGACCACGTTGCCCTTTTCGTCCACGAAGGTCTCGCTTACGATTTTTCGTGTATCAGCCATGACCCCATTATGCGAGGTGTAGCCATGGGTGTCCGGACATCAGGTTGGTCGGGACTGCCAACGTCACGCAGCAGCTGGGACGAAGGGCGCGCCCGAGCCGCGCTGGACGCCTGGGCCGGGGACAACATGGCCAAATACGCCCGGGGTTTCCTGTGGGTCGGCGCAGACCCGGCCCTGAAAACGTCGTACAAGTTCCCGATCGCGATGCCGGTTGATGGCAAGCTCACCGTGTTCCTGTCTGCTGTCCGGGCGGCGAAGGCATACCTGGACCGAGGCGACATCCCTTCCGCCGATAAGGCGAAGATTGCTACGATCCTGGACAGATTGTCCGAAAGCTACAGCGAGGGTGAACAGATGAGCCTGGTTGCGTCCGCGCCGGTCCACCCGCCAAAGGCGTGGTTCAACCGGCCCCAGATCACCGGCAAGCAGAAGGTTGTCGTCACCGACGACGGCCAGGTGTACGGCTGGGTAGCCCCAGACACCTGCCACCGGGGTGCCCTGTCGGCGGCTGGCTACTGCCAGATGCCGCCCCGTTCCCGCAACGGCTACTCCAACTTCCACACTGGCACCACGAAGACCGCTGAAGGGGACCTGCTTCACACGGGTGTCATCGTCTGGGACACGACCCACGCTGACGAGTCTTATGGTGCCCGTCGGGCGGTTGCCCACTACGAAGACACCGGCCAGGCGGTAGCTGATGTCCGGGTCGGCGACCTCGACAACGGCGGTATCTGGTTCGCGGGTGGTATGCGGCCCAACGCGTCGGAGGCGGCGTTCCAGAAGATGCGCCAGTCCCCGCCGTCTGGCGACTGGCGGAACCTGAACGGCAACCTTGAACTTGTTGCTGTTCTCGCGACGAACACCCCCGGCTTCCCTGTTCTCGCGGCTATCGGCGACGACGAAGAGTCGGTGTGGGCTGACCTGGAAGCTGGTGACCGGATCATCCGCGTAGACGACGAGGACCGGCAGGTGTGCCTGATCGCATCATTCGGCGTTTTTGCCGAGGAAGACGACGACACCGAGGATGCGGCGGATGAGCAGGATCCCGCTGATGAGGAAGAAGACCCGAAGGACAACGCGAAGATGGCGTCGAAAGCAGACGAGGATTGCGGCTGCCCGGGTAACAAGCTTGCCGGATACGAACTTCTGCTGACCGAGGACGAGGCCAAAGCCCGCAAGGCTCTGCTGGCCGAGTTCACACTGCTGGAGGTGTAACTTGTGTGGATGCAACTCGACGAGCGGAGGGGTAGCTGTGGCTGAGGAGACGGTGGCGCGTACGCCGGTAGGGGATGGCCCCTACGAGGTCATGTACCTCAACGGATTCGTTGAGGAAGTGCCGGACCTGGAGACCGCTCGGACGCGGGTGACCCGGCCAGAGAGTCGCCCGCCGGACGCGCCGCAGGATCAGATCGCTACCTACCGGCTCAAGGTAGAGTGAGCCACGATCCCAGCGAAGAGATGCCGCCACAACGAAGGCTCCCGGGTTTACCCCTGGGGGCCTTCGTTGCGTACGGGAGGCTTTCCGCCAGAAAGGATCAAGGCAATGTCGGCGGCGAAGAACCGCCGGTGTCCGCCGAGGGTGCGGATGCTGCGGATCTTCGGCGGCTTAGACGACGCCCACCGGGTCACAGTCTTCGGGTCGCAGTCCAGAACGGCAGCCACTTCTCCGGGCTTCAGCAGCTGCTTGCGTCGGATCTTCGCCAAGGCTACTTGAACCAGATCTTCGTCCATTCTGGGAGAATACATCACCAGTGCCCGAATAGTCCTAGGGCAATATGGACAACTGGTTCAACTGCCGCTATCTTGATCAAAGGTGGCTGGCTGTGGGCCGCACCGCAGACGCGCCGGTGATGGCTGTGGGCCTATCGGATCCCCGACACGCATCCGATGGAGCCACCGTGCCGATCTTCCAGATCCCTGAGGATCTCAGCATCTTCACGGCCTCCGCGTTGACTCAGATGAGCACGCAGGCCGTCACCGAATACAACACCCTCCTGACTTCGCTTCAGGAAGACCCGACCCTGGCCACTGCCGAGAACCGCGCTGACCTGTCCGCGCTGCGCCAGTTCACCCTGGACGCGAAGGCGGAGAAGGAAAGCCGCGAACTGGCCGCCAAGGAACTGGCCGAGCATGCCCCCCTGGCCATCGAAGGCGATGAGCCCGTAGCCGACAAGGCTGAGGAAGAGTTCGCTGCCCCTTCGGTAGGCGAAGTCGCCCCCCACACTCCGGCAATCGAAGGCGAAATCGTCGAACCGGGCCAGTTCGGACGGATGTTCGCCGCCGCGAACCTCGACAAGTTCCCGATGGGGTCCGAGCTGAAGGACCTGAAGGAACTCACCGAGGCGTTCCTGTCGAAGGTGCGCACGTTCCCGTCACTGGGCACCCTGCACAACTCTGAGCCGGTCACGTACACCGTGGCGACGCTGACCCGCGACTACCCGAGCGACCTGAGTGTCTTCGGCGACGACCGCGACCTGGCGACGCTGGACCGAGTCACCGACGAAACCCGTCTACCGGGTGGCTCGCTGCTGCGCAGCCTCGACCAGCGTCGCCAGCAGCTGGCGAAGAACCCGCTGGTTCTCGACTCGATGGTCGCCGCGACCGGCTGGTGCGCCCCGTCGGAAACGCTGTACGACACCTGCTTCCAGGGTGTTATCGACGGCCTGCTCGACGTTCCCGAGGTCCAGGCCCGTCGTGGCGGCATCCGCCACAACCAGGGCATCGACTTCACGGGCGTGTTTGGCGCTGGAACTGGCTTCTTCAACCTGTCCGAGGCCCAGGTGATCTCGGGTACGGCGAAGACCTGTATCGAGATCCCCTGCCCGAGCTTCGTCGACGACCGCCTCGGCGTGACGGGTATCTGCATCACCGGCAACATCCTCCAGAACCGTGGCTACCCGGAGTTCGTCAAGGACTGGATGCGCGCGGCGATGGTCGTGTCCGCACACCAGATCAACTCGCTTCAGATCGCCGACGTCGTGTCCGGCTCGACGGCGGTCGTCCTCGCGGCAGCCCCATGGACCACGGACCTGACGGTCACTTCGCAGCTGCTCGCAGCTGTCGAGATGGCCATCGTCGACATGAAGTACCGGCTGCGGATGAGCCGCAACGCAACCCTGGACGTTGTGTTCCCGTGGTGGGTTCTGGCGCAGTTCCGCGCGGACCTGTCCCGTCAGAACGGCGGCGACGCGCTGGCCCGCCAGAACGTCACCGACGCCCAGATCAACTCGTGGTTCTCGACGCGTAACGCCCGCGTTCAGTGGGTCTACGACTGGCAGGACGCGTTCGCTCCGACCGATGTCATCGGCGCTGCGGGCAACGCTCCGGGTTCGGCGACGGCGATCCAGCAGTTCCCGACCGGTGTGAAGTTCCTGATCTATCCGACGGGTACGTGGGTCCGCGCGGTCAACGACGTCATCACCCTGAACGCGATCTACGACAGCACGAAGCTGGTCACGAACCAGAACACGCAGCTGTTCACGGAGACCGGCTGGAAGATGATGCGCATGTGCCCGCTGAGCCGTGTGTACACCGTCAACATCTGCCCGAGCGGTTCGACCGGCGACCAGCGCGCGGTGGACTGCTCCTAATAAGTCACCGGGGGCCCAGGCGACTGGGCCCCTTCAAACCTAGGAGGACATATGGCCGTCATGCTTGACGGAACTGTCGCCCGGCCGGTGACCTATTCCGGCGGTATCGGCAACGTGGTCGTGTCGGCTGTGCCGACAACGGTTACGGGTTTCACGCTGAACGGTGGCGCTGCTGGTGCCACGTTCCGGGTGTTCGACAATGCGACTACGAACTCGGGCACGGTGCTGTTCGCGGCAACGCTGGGCACTGGTGTCTCGGGCACGTACAACTTCCCGGTCGGGATCTCGGCCGTGAACGGTGTCACGATCAACGCTTCGGCGGCTGGTGGCGCTGGTTCGGTGTACCGCCGTGGCGGGCCGCAGGAGTTCAAGGCGCTGAGTATCGCCGGGGCGACGGCTACGAACGTGGTGGCTACGGCTACTGGCGGTAAGTCGCTGGTTGGGTTCTCGGTGAACGCGTCGAACACGGGTGGCGCTTCGACGATCAACTTCTTCGACAATGCGACCACGTCAACGGGTACCTTGCTGTACTCGATCACGATCCCGACGCAGACCGCTGCGAACACGCAGCTGTTCACGATCCCTGTCCCGGTCGCCTACAGCAACGGCATCACGGCGTCTGTGGTCACCACGGCCGTTGGCGACATCACGCTCTGGATCGGGTGATCCGTGGCCTCCTTGATGCCCCGCAGCTTCGTTCCGCGCCCGGGTCCGGGCGTGGAGACGCAGCCGTATGGGTTGTTCACGGTGGCCCGGCCGCAGTCGATGCCCGAACACGGCGACATCGCTGGTGTCGAGTATCAGACTCCGTTCTGTTCGATTCCTTCTAGCTATGTAGTGAACTGCCCGCCGGGGTCGAAGAACTCGGCCCTGACGGGCGGCTACACCACAGTTACCGGCGATCCGTTTGTCGTCCTGGCGGGGTCTGAGTGTGGCGCTATCACCACCGACAATGACCGCAGCCCGGATGAGTACACCCGGGACCTGGTGATCAACAAGCTGAAGGCGTTCGAGCAGCGACTGGTGGAGTCGGTGTTCTCGCGCGGACTGTCGGGGCAGGCTCCCGGCCTGTCCACAGCGGTCGGAACGGTCACGGTGCCCACCCCGGCTACCGACAATCTCGTCAACGCCATCCAGGCCCTTGAGGGGGCGTACGGAGCAGCGTTCGGGTTGCCAGGTGTCATCCACCTGCCGCTGAAGGCTAGCGGCCAGCTGGCCAATGGGCACCTGGCGGACAAAGACTCGTCGGGTGTGTGGCGTACGGCTGTGGGAACTGCCATCTCGATCGGCAACTACCAGGGTTACGGACCCACCGATGTGGCTCCCGCCGATGCTGCGCACCGGTGGATCTATCTGACTGGCCCGGTCAACGTGTGGCGCCAGGACGACAGCGACATCTTCGTGTCGCCGTGGGCGGAGTCGATCGACAAGACGACAAACCAGATCCACCGGTTCGCGGAGCGGGCGTATGTGGTCACTTTCGAATGTGTCTCGTTCGCAGTCCTGGCGAACATTGAGGCCTGCTGCTAGGAGGCATGGTGGCTGAAGTTCATATGCCAGCCGAGGAAGCCACTCAGATGGCTCAGCGGCTTCTGGCGGCGGCGGAAACGCTGGGGCTGCCGCCGGGTGTGGTGGAAACGACCTCTAGCGGCCTATACGGGCTGTCGTTCCGCGTTCCGGACGAGGTCTGGGTGCAGATGGTTCGGGACCTGGCTACTGGCGACGAGCCGGAGCCGGACGAGGAACCCGAAGACGAGCCGCAGAAGCCGAAGAAGAAGGTCGGGCGCCCGAAGAAGGCTGCCGCAGCTAAGGAGGTGACCGATGGCGAATGAAGGCTACATCCAGTACAAGCTGACGAATGTTCGGGTTACCAAGCTGAACAGCTGCGGGGTTCCAGACACGTCCAGCTGCTCCTACTTCGTTGACGACTGTGTCGTCAGCGTGGAGGACACCGGCGAGTACAAGGACCGCGAGGAGTGGTTCTTCGAGAACGGTGACGGCAACTTCTGCGCCACGGTGACTACGCCTCCGAAGCTGAAGTGGCGCAACCTGGTCCTGACGTTCAACGACACGAACCCGCAGCTGGCCAACTTCTTGACTGGCAACCCGATCGTTCTCGACGACGACGACACGGTGACGCCGAACAAGATCGGCATCGACGAGGTGTACAACTCGGCTACCACGGCGAACTTTGCCTTGGAGGGTTGGACCCGGATCGCTGCTACCTGTGACGACCTGGACGGCTGCACAGACGACGGCTCGGTGTTCTATGGCAAGGTGGTCTACCCCTTCGTGAAGGAGGGGACGCTGGGTGACTTCACCATGCAGAACGACCTGGCGAACTTTGTCGTGAACGCTATCGCTGTCCGTAACAGCCCTTGGGGCACCGGTCCCTACAACGTGTACAAGTCGCAGGCGACTGCGACTCTGGGGCAGCCGGTCCCGGAGTTCTCTGCCATCCCGGCGACTGCGTTCAAGCGGATGACGCTGACAACGCTGCCCCCGCCGGTGGCCGCGTGTGACTGCCTGGACATCACCCCGTCTCTGACGTTCGCCGACTCCGGTCTACTGATGGGCACGGTGACTCTGCCGCTGCGCAACGGTCTGCCGATCCTGCCGGGCGTTATCTCCTGGGGCGATGCGATGACCACCACGGTCACCTCGGGCACGACCGCTACGCACACCTACGGTGCGCCGGGCAACTACGCCCCGACCTACCGTCCGACGGGCGAATCTTCGCCTACCTATGTCGCAGCTTCCACCCCGATCGCGTAAGGAGAACGCAGATGGCCGGAGGTTCTTTGACGCTCACTGTCGACACCTACGCGCAGCTTCAGTCTGTGGCACAGCGGGTGCTGTGCCAGGTGTCGGCCGGTAACCGGGGCCAGGTTCAGGTGAACTCGGCTTCCGGCAACGGCGCTGGCTGGGGTCTGGTGATCCCGGAGGCGGCGCTGCCTGCTGCTCTGGTCCTGAAGCGGGCCGGGACGGACTATGGCACGTCGGGTACGTTCGTCGCGTCCAGCAACATGATCGTCAACGCCGGTAACGGCCTGAGCATGTTGCAGAACGTGAACACGTGCCCGGCTTCGACGAACCAGCCGACGGTGACGAGCTTCGTGACCAACGTCGGCGGCAACCCGGTGGCTACGACGCTGACGTACGCCAACGTCGGTGGCGCGGGCACTGTGAACATCGACTGGGGCGACGGGACGTCGACTGCGGGTGCGGCCGAGTCGGGTTCGTCGAACCACACGTACCCGTACCCGGGCACGTGGACGATCACCATTTCGGACGTGTCGAGTCCCACGGACTCGGGGCAGACGATCGTGAAGGTTCCGCTGCCGAACTCTTCGCTGTAACCACCGCATAGAGACATTTCGGGCCATGGGGGGCTAAACTCTCCCCATGGCCGCTCCTTGCTCCTGGGACATTACGGGACAGACAGACTGCTGTTCCGAGTTCTGGGGCACACTTACCCCCGATGAGCGGGCAGCAGCCTCCGCAGCGGCTACGTTTGTCCTGTGGGCGGCAACCGGCCGCCAGTTCGGCCCGTGCCCCGTCACCGTCCGTCCGTGCGGCCGTTGGCCCTGCGAGGACGGCATTGGCGGCTGGTTCTGGAATCAGGGAATCTGGACGCCGTATGTCATCGACGGACAGTGGTTCAACTGTGCTTGTGTCGGCGTCTGCTCCTGTGGCGCCAGCTGCCGGGTCTATCTGCCAGGTCCTGTGGCTACGGTCACGTCGGTCACCCTTGACGGTGTGGTCGTCGATCCGGCCACCTACCGGGTGGACAATTATCGGTGGCTGGTCCGAACTGGCACAGACGCTGCTGGGGCCGCCAACTGTTGGCCGTCGCATCAGGACTTTGATGAGGATTCTGGAGCGGGAACCTTCATCGTGTCCTATACCCGGGGCACACCCGTCCCCGACTACCTGCTGGCCGCCGCCGGAACGTACGCCTGCGAGTGGGCGAAGATGTGTCGGGGAGACAAGTGCCTGATTCCTTCGCGGGTGGTGACATTGACGCGCCAGGGTACGACGTTCCAGAACGTCGATGTGGATGTGTTGCTGGAGAAGGGTTTGACCGGTATCCAGTCGGTGGACCAGATTATTGCCTTGGTCAATCCGTATGGCCAGAAGGGGCGGACTGTTCTGCTGAGTCCTGACATCGACGGCCCGATTGTGACGAGTTTCCCGTGACGAGCTATCCCGATGGCCATCTGCTGCCGGTGACGCGTCAGATTCTGGAGTGTCTGCGGACGGCGGCGGCCGAGAATCCGAAGCCTCCGAACATTGTCGGTTTCCGCACGGGTACCACGGGGCAGGTCCTCGCGGGGTTGAACGAGGACGAATGCTGCGAGGGTGCAGCTTTTATCAGGGTAATTCGGACTTATCCGTCGTTTGGGGTGCCTACAGCTACGGCGACGTCTTTCTCGTGCGCCCAGCCGAAGGGTGCCGAGATCGAACTGTCGATGTGGCGCTGTGCTCCGATGGGAAACATGGAGGCGCCTCCGACCCAGGGCGACTGGGACTGCCTGCATGTGGATCTGCTCAACGACCGGCTAACGTTGCTGGCGGCAGTGTGTTGTTTCATCAAGCAGCGGGAACAGAAGAGTGTCATGTTCGGCGAGTGGCAGACGACCCCCGTTGAGGGCGGCTGTGTCGGCTCGTCCATGACGATCCAGGTGGACTTGTTCCCGGGGAGGTAGCAAGTGAGCGACGCATTCCAGGTTCTCATCGGACATGAGGGGAAGCTGCGCGGCGAGGTCGTGTTCCGTGACCGCGACAACGCCCGGACGAAGATCCTCGTGAAGGCAGGCTGGCTGAAGTCACTGGCCTCCGACGAGGAGGTAGTGCCAGAGCAGCCAGGTACCTATGATCTGGAACCACAGCCAGCGAAGGTGGTGAAGAGGCCCCGTGGCAAACAGGCTAAGGCTGGACAAGGCGATGGTGAGGTCCCACAGCCACCAGCTGACGTGGAAGTACGTGACGAAGACAACGGTTCGCATGGAGTCGATGGCGAAAGCTGAGGCCCCGGTCCGTAAGCCGAACGAGAACGGCCGCCTAGGCGGACGTCTGCGAGCTTCGATCGGTCGGAGCATGGGCGGCACCTGGACCGAGGTCACTGGCCGCGTAGGCTCCAACCTGGACTATGCGGCAGCCGCGAATAGCGGCGCTGACTTCCACATCATCAAGCCCCGGTTCAAGAAGTACCTGTCGTTCAAGTGGGACAAAGGACCGGCGTACATCCCCCGCACCCGTGGCGGTCGCTACGACGGACACGTGGCCCTCAAGTTTGTCCGTCACCCCGGCATGGACGGCAACGGCTATCTGACTCGGACACTGCGAATCGTTGGCCGGGGGATGGGATACCGTGTGGTGACCCGGACCTTGTGGTCAGATTTGTCCTAATCTGGTAAGTTCCGCTTATGGTTGAGAAGCCCAAGGAACTGATCTCCGTGATGGTGCTCGGACGGCCCATCATCTTCAAACCGTTCAACGAAGTCCAGCTCACCATGGCCCACCGGATCGGGAAGATCGCGTCGGCTGCTGCTAGTTCCATCACCGAAGCCGACGGCCAGCCCCTGTCTGAGTCGTCTAAGCGAGCCCTGTCGGCTGGGATGGACGGCATCGGACAGCTTCTGACAATGATCCAGCGTCTGGCCGTGGACCCTATCGACCAGGAGTGGTTGACGGAGCAGATGCTGGCCGGAGAGCTGGAGTTGGAGCACATCCACCAACTGATCGACGACATGACTCCGAAGACGGAGAAGGAGAAGACGCCCGCGAAGAAGGCGACCCGTGCCAAGTAGTCCCACCCAGAGGGGCCCGGAGCGCATCACTTTGTCTGCGGTGAACCCGGATCCTGTTGCCTCGATGACAATGTGGGGGGCGACTGTTTCGCTGGGTGGCAAGGAGTTCCGGGTGCCGTCGCTGGACGCGGCGACATGGCTGGAGGTCCTCCTGGCGGAGACTGTCGACTTCGAGGCCCTGTTCCCGGGGCTGGCGGGGCCGGAGACGGTGCTGGAGGTCAACCAGATGCTGTTGGCGGGAGACATCCTGCCGGAGGATCTGGAGCGGGCGATCCTGGACATGCTCGAATCGGTGTCCGGTCGGGCCTGGTGGATCACTTCACGGCTGTGCTACTCGTTGCGCAAGAACTGGGAGTCGGTCGGCGGGGAGCTGGCGAGGAACGGGGTCACGCCGTTCGGGGTGCCACTGTCGTATTGGCTGGATGCCGCCTATACAACGTTCATCTACTTGATCCTTCATGGCCAGAAGCCGAAGACTGCCGAGGAGTTCAGCCGGGCCCTGACGACACCACCGCCTTCGGAGGGGCGCAACTTTGACGAGGAGGCGAACAGTCTTGCCTTCCTTGCGGCGATGAAGGGCAGTAGGTAGCCTTTCGTCCGTTTTGGCCTCTATGATTCTTCTGTGACGACGCTGGGCGAAGCCTTCATCGAGGTGCATGCGGACACCAAGCCGTTTGCCCGCGAACTGGCCACTCAGCTCAAGGCGATCCTGAAGTCGGTAGACGCGAAGATCAGCCCCGAGACTGTGGGGATCGGGCAGAAGATTGCCCAGGGTGTTGCCCACGGCGTCGACAAAGACTCCGAGAAGATTCGCCAAAGCTTCCGCAAAACCGGCAACAAGATCGGCGAGGAAGGCAAGAGCTGGGTCGATAAGCTCCTAGCGCCCTTTGACAAGATGTCGAAGGGCAACTTCATCCTGACCCGTCTGTTCGGTCAGATGATCGCTTCTGCGGGCCGACTCACCCAACGCATAGGCAGGCTTGCCCTGTCCATGGGCCGCGCTGGGAAAGCAAGCGTCGGGCTCGCCGCCGCCTTCGGCGCTGCTTCCATCGCCGGGTTCAAGGTGCTGTTCGGCCTCGCTGTCGACACGACCGAAGTGCTGGGCAACTTCGCCTCAGCTGCTTCCGCAGCGGGCAAGGCGTGGCTGGCGTTCGGCTCCCAGATCATCGGGTTCCTGCCGGGGCTGATCGGCGCGGTGGTGATGATCGGCCTGCTTGTCGGTGCTGTTGTTGCCCTCGCCGGGGTGCTGGTTGTCATCCTCGCCCCGTTCGCTGGCCTGCTGAACCTGGCCCTGCTTCTCCCGGCGGCGCTCAGCGTGCTGCTGACCGTCATCTTGCCGCTGGTGCTTGCGTTCAAGGGCCTCGGCGACGCCATGTCGCTGGTCTTCGAGAAGGATCCGAAGAAGTTCGCCGAGGGGCTGAAGAAGCTCAGTCCGACGATGCAGGCGCTGGTCAAGACGATCCGGCCGTTCCGCACGGAACTGGAGCGTCTCCAGAAGACTGTTCAGAAGGCGTTCTTCGATCCTATCTTGCAGCAGCTGGGTCCGACGCTGAGTGAGATCCTGTCGGTGCTTCTGGTCGGCTTCTCAAACATCGCCTCGGCGCTGGGTGTGGGGATCCAGAACCTGCTGGCGGCTTTGGCCAGCCCCGAGGTCACCGGCGCCCTTATCGAGATCATGGACATGATCGCAACGTTCCTGTCCAACAACTCGACAGTCCTCGCGGGGCTGTTCACGGCGTTGACATTGGCTGCTCAGGCTGCACTGCCGATGGTGTTGGATCTGTTGCAGGCGTTCAGCGACTTCCTGACAAAGTTTGGCGGGTGGATCGAGGGGGCGATCACCGACGGCCGGTTCGAGAAGTGGCTACAGCGTGGCAAGGACGACTTGAAGGCCATCTGGAATCTGATCCAGTCGCTGATCACCTTGTTCGGGGAGATGTTCGCCCAGACCGACGAGGGTGGACGCAGCTTCTTGGAGAAGGTCACCAAGACCCTCGACAAGATCACCGCGTGGATCAAGTCCCCCGAGGGCAAGAAGGCGATGCAGGACCTGGTGACCCTGGCTGGGCAATTTGCGGACGCGCTGGAGATCGCGCTGAAGTTCGTCAAGCTGATCCTGGGAACCTATCTGGCAATTGCGGAAGCCATCAAGTGGATCAACTCCCATCCGATCAAGAAGGTAACCCCCGGCCAGGCACTCGGCGGCCTTGGCGGTGTCGTCCTTGACCGGTTCTCGGGCGGCGGCGTTGTCCCCCACGACGAGATGGCCGTAGTTCACCAAGGCGAACCGATCCTCGACCCCGCCAACTCTGTCGCCCGCAACCGCTCCATCTTGGCCGAGGCGGGGATGCTCGACGTCCTCGCAGGTGGCCAGCAGCCTGTGGTGAACGTGTTCGTCGGCAACGAGCAGCTCGACGCCCGGACGGACTACCGCATTGCTCAAGCGAATCGGGCCACTGCCCGGCAGTTGACCACGGGACCGAGGAGCTGACGTGCCAGCTATCTCCACCATGCTGTACCCAGCCCCGGCGTATGTGCGGGTCGAGGTGAACTGGGCTGACCTTGGCAATGCCACAGGTGCAGCTGTCTACCGTGTGGACTGCTTGACTGGTGAGCGGGTGCCACTGCGCCCGTACGTCTGTTTCAACGGGGACTTCCTGACCCTGTCGTGCGGTTACGGGATTTTCTGGGATACCGAGCCGCAGCTGGATCGCTGCGTCTACTACTGCACCCAGGCGATCGACGCGGCTGGGGCCTTGGTTACCGAGCCAGTTGATGATTTGATCTTCGACCTGTTCACCCGCAACGTGGCCAACTCGTGGGGCACGGCCACGTCGGGGCAGGTGTGGACGACGACAGGTCCGGCGGCCGCCGACTTCCTCGTCAACGGCACCAAGGGCTTCCAGACTATGTCGACAGTCAACGTGATGCGCAACGCGGAGATCAGTGCCGGTGGTGTCACCATCAGCGCCCACCAGGTACAGATGAACATGTCGCAACTGGCAACGGGAGCTAGCCTCACCGCCCGCATGGGGCTCGGCTCAGACCTGAACAACCAGTACCAGGCCCGGGTTGACTTCACCACCGCCGGAAACGTGCAAATCGGTATTAACCGGCTGCTCGCCGGTGTCGGCACTGTTGTCACCGCAGCAATCACCGTCGGAACCTATGCTGCCGGGACCCAGTTCACCGTCACCCAGGAGTCCTACGTTGGGCTGCAACGTGTCAAGATCTGGCCCACAACATCTCCCGAGCCCCCCGACTGGACCCTGACCGGCAACGACACTGGTATCACCGTGTTCACCGAGGGCATGCTGCTGTCACGGGCCGAAGCGGGTAACACCAACGTCAACCCGATCGCCGCCTTCGACAACTACCGGGCCTACGACCCCTGCGCCGAAGACCAGGTAATCGAAACCTGCTCCGACGATCTGGTGGTGCCGTCGTCTGGTGACTTCCGCCTCGGCGACCCCGTCCGCCCCTGCAACGATGTGACGCTGCTGTTCGACGCCCCGATCGACCCGGCCTGTGTTCCCACACAGGGGCTCTTCTTCGGGAACATGGCCGACGAGACCGCCCCGGCGAACTCCGGGCTGTTCATGCCGGTGAACTCGAAGTATCCGATTGCGATCAACCGTCAGCGGCAGGCGCTTACATCCACGCTAACTGTGGTTTCGCGGACGTTCCCGGACCGGGATGCGATGCGTAGGCTCAACGATCCGGGGTCTCCCCTGTTCCTGCGCGGACCTGCGCAGTACGGCATCAACGACAGGTACATGAGCGTAGATGATGTGGTCGAGGTGCGTCCCGTCTCCGACCATCGGGTGACTCCACGGGCAATCACAATGCCCCACAGTGAGGTGGCCCGCCCGTCAGGCCCCAGCCAGGGCGTATGCGGTACGCGGGTCGATGACCTATGCGACATCTACGCCACCTGGAACGCAGTGGCTGCCGCCGGGCTGACGTGGGCGGATCTGCTGCGCGGCAAGGCGTCCAACGACACCCCGATCCCGGATACGGTGGAGCGCACCTGGAACGATGTCAACGCCACCTACGCCAACTGGACTGCCGTCAACGCGGGCAACGCCGACTGGGACGACTTGCTGGATGGTGCCTGATGCTGCCCGGGGGGCTCGACGCCACCTACCGCCAGGCTCTGGCAACTTCTCACAGCCCCTACTTCCTTGTGGAGGTTCTGGACGGGGCCGGGAATGTGCTGCCAGTCCCGGCCGACCGACGCTCCGACGAGGGCGGTCTGATCTTCATCGGGGGAACTGTCTCCGCGACGCTGGGGAACCGAACCACCCGCGCCCTGGACCTGACCCTCGACGAAACCCTGTACCCAGTGGGACCAGGGTTCATCCTGGCGCCCTACGGTAACCGGGTCCGGGTCTGGGCTGGGATCCAGTTCGCTGAAGGAACAACCTACCGATGGGTGATCTTTACCGGTCGGCTCCAGGACGACGTGAACTCTGCTAACGGCCAGGTCACCGTCGGTGCGATGGACCGGGCTAACGAGGTAGTCGAAGCAAAGTTCGTCCGCCCGGAGAACTCGACTGTTGGCAACACCGTGTACGCCGAGTTCCAACGACTAGTGACCGACGGCGTACCCGATGCGACCTTTGGCGCCAGCGACCCCGTGCCCCTGCCTGTCCCGCAGTTGACGTGGGAGTCGGATCGGGCGGGTGCCCTCGACGAGATGACACGTTCCGCCGGGACGTACTGGTATGCCTTGGCCAATGGCGATTTCGTCCTGCGCAAATACGCCTTCGCTACAGGCGCACCGTCAGTGTTGACACTCACGGATGGCACTGGTGGCACCGTTAGGGCCGCTCCGAGTAGGGGGCGGCAGAACATCTACAACTCGGTCACAGTCACGGGGGAGCGAGCCGACGGTTCTGCCCCCGTGTGGGCGCTGGCGCAGGACCTGAACCCAGCGAGCCCTACCTATGTTCGTGGGAACTTCGGCTTGCGGCACACGACCTTGAACTTGCAGACCCCCCAGACTCAAGGGTCAGCACAAACGGCGGCGAATGACTATCTCAGGGCGTCGATCGCGTTGACGGAAACGTGGGCGTGGGGGCAGCCGATGGACGCTGCGCTGGAGCTGGGGGACGTAGTGACCTTGAATGCTCGGGGCGAATCGGGCATTATTCAAGTTGTGTCCGCTTTTGTCATATCCCTGGAGGCTGCTGGTGCCATGAGTGTCACCGGTCGCGCCCAGGTTCCCGGACTGCTGGACGCATCATGACGCTGCCCCAGGCGATCCAAGAAGCGCTGCCCCCCGACGACCGGATGCGGGTCGGGATCATCGACAGTGTCGCCCCCGTAACCGTGAACGTGCAGGGCACGTCGCTACCCGGTCACGCGGTCGGCTCGTACACCCCGGTCGTCGGAGACAACGTGGCAGTGCTGCGCCAGGACCAGACGTGGCTGATCCTCGGCAAGACGTCGTCGGCGGACAACACGGCGACCGGTCCGGTGTTCCAGTCCGGATCGGTGATCGTTGTGGTAGTCGCCGCCACTTCGGCAACCGCAGTGGTTACGTTCGCCCGGCCGTTCACCCGGCTCCCGGCCATTGCCACCAACATCAACTCCGGGTCCGGGTCTGTCGCCGGATGGGGTTCACGGGCTATCGGTGTCAGCACCACCGGCTTCACGGCATTCATCTTCGGAGCCGCTCCGGGCACCATCAACGTCGATGTCCAGTGGCAGGCCCAGGAGTACACCCAATGAGCTTCGTCGGCGACACCTGCACCCCGATCTACCAGCTGCCGTACGCCACGGGGGCCTCGGCGCCGTGCAACATCGACGACACCATGTGCGCGTTCAACGACGCGGTCCAGGAGGAGATCGACAGGTTGCAGGGGGTGGCGAACCGGACCTCGGTGACCACGCCGATGGTGAAGGTCGCGATGACGGTGCCCACCCTGTATGGGCCCGGCGTCCCCAGCAGCTTGATCGTCTTCGACTCTGCCCTGGTTGACACGGACAACATGTTCACCGCCGCGTTCCCGGACCAGGTGACGGTCAACACCCCCGGCGTCTATGGGGCCTACGCGTTCCTCTACTCCACAAGTACCGGCGCGGCCCTGCTCACCACATCATCGATCCATGTCGACATCGCCGGGGCCGGGGGCAACTTCTTGTTCGACAGCATGCCCTACACCAGCGGCACCCCCATCTACCAGTCGGCCACCGGATCATGGTTCGTGACCACCTCCGGGACTGCGATCACCATGACCTATGCGCCATTCATCCAGGGGGCCGATGTGGTCACTGTTCAGCGGGCCGAGATGGGCCTGTTCTGGCTGTGTGATCTGCCATGACGAAGACGACCGACAGCGGTCTGATCTGCCTGACCGGCAAGGACTACGCAGCTGTCGCGCTGGCCGAACAGTGTTCCGCCGCGCAGGCGGACAGCTCCCTGCTCACCCTGAATACGGGGCTGACCGCCTACAACAACCGACCCTGGGCAACAGCGGTAACCACCGCCAGCGCCACGTCCAACAACACCCTGAACGACTTCGTCCTGGGCACCCAGCCAAGTGGTGGTGTAGCAGTCAGCAGCTTGGCCCATTCGACGACAGCATTCGGGCTGTCGGGGCTGCCAACGATGACTGTTCCCCCGGCCGGGTGGTATCTGGCCGGGGCGACCTGCACATTCCAGACAACTGGAGCAGTCAGCGCCAACACGCGCCGGGACCTGATCCTCACCTGGTCATATGCCGTCAACGGCATCAACCAGTGGGACCAGCAGTCGGTACACAGCACCTATGAATCGAACACCGGAGCGGACGCGGCCACGGTGACAGGGATGTTCTTCGCTGACGGGCTGCGCAACTATCTGCTGCTCGTCAACTTCGTCCACAAGAACACCGCTTCCACGATGCAGGTCAACACTGGGGCCCGCTATTGGGTGCAGTACCTGGGAACGGGACTGGTGATCTGATGCCATACACCAGCCCCGCTTTTGGGATCACAGTCCCCTGCGTGACCGAGGCCGTCAACCCATCGAACTTTGAACTTCTGGCTCGGGGAACCGAAGCGGCGATCTCCACTGTGGACGCCTCGGCAACCACAGCACTGCTGCGCCCGGCGGTCCTGCTGCGCAACACTGCCGGTACGCCTTTTACCGTCGGTGTCCCCGTCGTCGTCTCATTCAACACCGAGGACGTCGATACGAATGGGATGTGGACGGCGGCAGCGCCGACCATCGTCACCATCAATACCGCAGGCACCTATCTGGTGACCGTGGTCTGTTCCACGAACCTGTCGAATAACACGTCGCACAAGTGCGAGATCCTGCTCAACGGCAACCCGATCTCCTCTTTCAAGTCGGGTCCGGGTTTCGCCGGGACATCGCCACCCACCCCCATCCCGGTGGAGATCTTGCAGCGATTTGCTGTTGCCGATCAGATCACGGTCCGGGTCACCATCACCGGCACCGACAACTTCAGCACCTTCCCGCAGCTTGCGGCTGTCCTCGTTTCTTACGGAGTCTGATATGCCTGTCAACAGTGCCAACCAGGGCATTCCGGAGCAGCAGGGCGGCGACCCGGCGAACCTGCCGTCCGCGCAGGTGTCGTGGGACGGCGTCATGGAGAACCGGCTGGCCCAGCGGTATGCCTCCATCGCCGACCGGACCGGCCGTAACGCAGCCCCGAACGAGAATGAGATTTCGGCGCTACTCGACGTGGACCGATCGGAGATCTTCGACTCGGCAAACTGGGTCTCCCTGTTCACCCGCGCCCTGTACGGGCAGCTGCGGATCACCGTCGATCAGGTCGTCAACAACAGCGCCGCCTTGACCAACGTGACCGGGTTCTCTTTCACTGTGGTGACTTCGGCCACGTATCAGTGGCGCTGCGATCTGTTCTACGACTCGTCGACTACCGAGGACATCCAGTTCGCATACACGTGGCCGGGTGGTTCCACGGTGCGCTGGGGTGGCATCGGAATGATGGATGTAGGTGCAACTTCTCCGGGTGTCGTGAAGAACGCCACCCAGAACACGTCCGGTGTTGGCATCACTTATGGCGGTTCGGGTGTCGGCACCGTGATCACTGGTTCAATCATTGGGGAGATCATCGCGGGCGCCAACGGCACGGTGCAAATGCAGTTTGCCCAGGCGTCGGCTCTGGCAACGAACACGACGCTTCGAGCGCGCAGCAGGATGCACGTGTGGCGAGTGGCCTAACTGGTCAAACGGGTACAAAGGTGACATGATCGGAGAATGCGAGGGATCATGGACAAGCTGAATGGATGGCACGTGGTCTCCCTGGTGCTCATCTTGTGCACCACACTGGTGCTGCTGGTGGCGCTCGGTCAGCAGCTAGGAGCCATCGCCAGCCTCGGGGTACTGATCCTGGGCGCCCTCGGGTTCAATGCCGCCCAGAACTACAAGAACAACGCCGTCTCGTCCGAGCAGATCGGCCAGGTCAAAGAGCTGGCCAACGGCAACAACGAAGCGCTGCGTACCCAGATGGCTTTCGAGCGGGCCCAGGCTGCCCTGGAGCGCCAGGAGATGCGCCAGCAGCTCGACGCGCAGCACAAGGTGACCATTGCTCTGGCGGCGCTGGTGCCGCCGGACGCGAAGATCCCTGAAGAGCTGGTGCCCTGATGGCCTGGCGGGCAATGAACAGCATCCTGGTTCTACGCAACCAGGTGAACCTGATCGCACCCAACCGAAACAAGGGTGCCGACGGGACGGTCTGCGACCAGAACCATCCGACGACCTCCGACCACTGCCCGCACAACGTGCCCGGCGTCGGCTCGGAGATGGTGACCGCGCTTGACCTTACCCACGATCCGGATGGCGGCTTCGACTCGTACAAGTTCGCCGAGGTGCTGCGGATCCACCGTGACGCGCGGATCAAGTACGTCATCAGCAACAAGAGGATGTTCTCCTCGTACGCTACGAGTAGCTACCCGGCATGGACGTGGCGGCCGTACTCCGGCGAGGACCTGCACACCAACCACGTACACGTTTCGGTGTTGGACGCGCCGATCAGCGACACCAGCACCCTTTGGGACTTGGAGGGTTTCGTGACTGACCCGATGTGGCTTGAGGAGTACACCGGCGCGTTCTTCGCTCAGGCGATGGCCGAGCTGGCGGACATGGTGAAGATCCCGGCGGCGGATAAGACGAAGGTAGTCGGCGGGTACGGCGGCTACAGCGCTGTGGTGAAGGCTGTCGCCCTGTGGAAGAAGATCGATTCCCAGGCATCCACCAACGGCGGCACACTGTCCACTCTGCTGGACAGCCAGAAGCGGATCGAGGCCCGCCTGGCGGCCATGGACGAGAAGCTGGACCGGATCCTGGCCGGGGGTTCGGGCGGGGCCGCGACCGGAGGCACGTTCAACGGCACCTGGACGGCCAACTTTTAGCATGTGGACCCACCGCAAGTACACGTGGCGCTACACACCCGACGTCCCGACGGACGCGGAAACGCTTGGCGTCCAAGTCCGGGCGGTCCTTGAGAATGTGATGGCCGAGTTCCCGCAGAACTTCTACAACGCGGAGATCCGGGGCATGGCGTTCGGGGTGCTGGAGTTCGAGATCGTTGTCACCGACCGGGACCAGTGGTGGGTGGGGCGCCGGGCGCGGATCCTGCTAACAGAGTTCGACAAGTTCACTGACGTGCCGTTGCAGCTCGTGTCCGAGGAGAAGGTCAAGAAGCCAGCCCATATGCATCGGGGTACCCGGTGGCTTCGGGCCCGGGAGAGGGAGATGGGTCATGGCTAGCAGGACTGTGCTGGCGGTGTATCCGGTGAGCCGGTTCGCGTTGACGACATCAACGACAGCTCCGCCGGTCAACATGGACGTCACCAACGGCAACGTCGCCCCGAACGACGGCTACACGTGGCTGGAGCTGGTCCTCACCGGCGGCGTGGCCCGGACGGTGACGTTGGACATCCCGTCCGGGTTCGACCTGGATCTGGTGGTGTCGGACCGGACGTATCCGCTGCCCAGCAACGGGACCTACTTCACTGGGGTGTTTCCAGTGTCGGCGTACGGGTCACAACTGCTGCTGAATGTGTCCGGTGCTGGTGTCGCCATCCGAGCGTTCTCCGCCCGTGGCGCCGTTTAGCCGCATCTCTCCTGCGACCTGGTAGATCTCTTGGAGAAGTTCGAGGATGGATTCGGTGACGTAGGCGATTCCGTCCGGGAGGGTTGTTGCTGTGCTGAATTCGCTTCCGTCGTATTCGATTTCTGCGATCTGGTAGATCTCAGGCTGGGTTTCGATTTGTGCATAGATGCGAGACTTGACCACTATTCTTCCTTGTCTTCCTCGGTGACCGTGCCGGAGGCTGCTTCGATGAGACACAGGTCCATAGCCTGGGCCAGTGTTCCGAACTTCTCGGCGCAGGCAAGGTAGCCAACTCCGCGCAACGGATCACGGGGACCGATTTCATCGGCAAGCTGCTCGGATGTGACAGCGATCTGGTTGAGGTAGTCGATCATCTCTCGGGCGTTGATCCAGAACTCGTCGCCTACATGTTTGATCCGGACTTTGATTCCGTCCTCTTCGTCCATGGTCACGGGCAGCACTCCTCGTCAACGCAGGCGCGGATGCCGAGCATATCCAGGACCTCTTTCATGGCCTCTTCGGCGTCCTCGCCCCCTTCCAGGGCAAGGTCGTAGACGAATGCGGCGGTTTGGTGCTGGGCCCTTTGGATCTCAGTCGCTGGCTTCGTGCCGATGATGTTCCGGGGTTTCATCCGGACGATCTGCTTGCTCTTGGTGCTCGGCATTCCTCATCCTCTCGTAGGGTGGGTTCCTCAGATACTCGGCAATCCCTTCGAACACTTGCGGGTCGTCGAAGGACTGCCCGATGAGCCGGTTGTGGGGGGAGCAAAGTAGCCCGCGTACAGCGCCAGTAGCGTGATTATGATCAACGGCCAGGCGTCGAACCACGCCTTTGGCTGGGCACCGTGGGATAGCACAGGTCCCCCCTTGATATGCCAGGAGAGCACCATACTCTCCTGGTTCTAACCCAAAGACCCGTTGTGTCCGAGTTTCGTGGGCTCGTTCTCTTTGTTGCTTATGTGCAGATCTCCAGTGGGTCGCGCATCGGGGGCCGGGCTTGTCTGCTACACGCTTCGGGAGCTTCGGCTCAACAGCTTCAGGGTGTATCCAGTACTGGTTCGTCCAGGCGTCCTGGGCTTTCTGGTACTCGGCCAGGCAGTCCTTGCAGACCTTCAGCGCCTTAGCTCCCGGTGGCATCAGCTGACTTCTTCCTGGATGATCAAGTCTCCGGCGTCCACGGTGCAATAGAACCTCCCGTGGGGGTGCTGTCGCACTTCTTCCCATTCACGTGCAGCGAAGTTCACGATGCAGTCGAACAGGTTGGGACGGCAGGACAGCGGATGCTGGATCGTCCAGCCGTCTTCCCGCAGCTCGACCACATGCCGCTCGCCTCGCTTGTATGTGGCTAGTTCCCCCTTGAGCTGGGCAATCTCCAGGTGAAGGCGGGTGTTCTCAGTCTCCAGTTCCTTGATCCTGCGATCCTCATGTGTCAGGAAGATCATGTGCTCACTCATCGTTCCTCCTCCAGTAGCTCGGGTACTTCGGACATGTCGACGACGAGCCCCCCATCGGGCCACCTGGCGGCAGCGTATCCGTGGCGACGCAGCAGATGCTCGGCGACGTCTTCGGCAGTGCCGGACACAACCCGCTTACAGCGCCAGCACTGCCAGTTCATCGGTTCGTCGAAGAGAATCATCATCCGTCCGGGGTGTCGTACCAGCGGGTGGTGAGGTACTTCTTGTACAGGTCCGGCTCGGCCAACTCCAAGGCGCCCGTGTCGATCACGTATTTCAGCTCGGCTTCCTCGAACTCTTTGGCCAGGTCCGGGTAGTCCTTCGCGAATCTAGCCGAGGCGAACTGTGTCGTCTGTCGGCGTCGCAGGACCAGCTTCCCGTCGAGGTAGCCGTCGGTGGCGTCGCCGAACACTTTGGCCAGGGCCTTGTCGGCGATGTCACGGGCGGCTTTGGCGTACTTTTCGGCTTCTCCTTCATGTAACCGCTGGAGTTCTTTCGCGTTGAAGTACGCCTTGACCAGGTCTCGGTGGTTCTTCAGGTCGATCTCGGTGCCATCATCGTTGGACATCGTCACTCCTTTCCATCTCGATGCGGCTCAGGTGTGTAACTCCGTGGCGGAAAGCGTAGCGTTCGAACTTGGTCAATCGGCGCAGGTATGGGCCGTAAACCACGTCCTTGGTGACGTGATGCCACTCCATGCCGTAGAACCGTGGGCCCCAGAACCACACCCACGGTCGCCTCAGGTACAACCGCCAGCCGAGGGTGCGCTGGGTTTCTCTGTCGTTACGGCGAACGAGGCACCTCTTCACTCGCTCGCCCCGTCTTCAAGCTCAGACTCGAACACGAGGGTGTGTCCGTGCAGGTACGCCTGGTTCGCCGCCGCGTCAGACTTGCGTAGGTAGTGCTGCTGCATGCCGATGTGGCTCTTGTACTCCTCGTCTCGCTCCACGGCGGCGCTGATGCGAGCTTCGAGGTACGCCCGGAACCGCACGTTGTCGCGCATGAGCGGGTTCCACTGGCGCATGTTCTCCAGCCGGGACTGTTCCTGGTGGATGATCTGGTCCTTGCGCCAGTTGGCGGCGAGTTCTTCCTGCTCAGCAAGTTCGTAGTACCGCCTGGACTGTTCGGCGTAGTTCACTGCGGGTCCTCCTTCCCGTCGCGGAGCAGGTCATGGATTTCGATGAGTCGTTCGTGGATTTGGTCCAGGAGTTCCAGTTGCAAAACCTGAAGCGACCGCTCAGATAGGCCGTAGGCGCTCCTGATCCCGCTCCTTTCCTGTCGTTCTTGGAGCCAGGTCAATTGATTCCTTCCTTCCTCCTCTTGCCTTTCGGCTGGGGCTTAGGCTTCGGCGCCTGATCTACGACGAAGAAGAACACGTCCGCCAGGTCAAGCTGGCCCTGAAGATTCATGATCTTTTCGCCCCGGGTTCGAGATGTTCCCATGCATTCGGGACATAGCGCCTTGGTCAATTTTACGAGACTGTCCACAATGGACGGTCCCCGGTAGATGTGCCATCCGGCAGCGCGGGCGTACTCGTCTGTTACTGCCTGTCCACCCCGATCGGCGAACCGATTGGGGCAGGTGTCGCAGTACAGGTCGCTTCTATCCACCACAGGGAACTCCTGTCAGGGTTTCGTAGCGGAAACCGAACGTAACGGTAGCCATGTGACAACCTAGACATTCGACGCATAGGGTGCGACCGCATCGGTGGCACTCTTCTGACGATTCTTCCCCGCACCGCTGGCATGGTGGGTCGAGTTTGCGTTTCGTGTCTACGCCCATGCTGGTCCTAGTTCCAGGTGGCCAGGAGCAGCCGCTCCGTTTCGAGGCGGCGCTGGATCTGGCCGACGGACCGGCCGTAACGGCTGCCGACAGCGACGGGCGTGTGCCGTGCCTCGTGGTTGTTGCGTGCCTTGTACGCCGCCACCAGGGCCAGGACTGCCATGACGGCGACGAAGAAGATGTTGCGCAGGTCGTTGTTCATCTACCTCTCCGTTCGAACTGGCTGATGATGAAGTTGAGGAACTCGACAGCTCCCCGGTGTGCATCAGCTGCGGTGTTCTGGCCGCCGCCAAGGTTGACGATGGCCTGTGTCGGCTGTTCCGCCAGCTGCTGAAGAGCAGAGTGCAGGGCGAAGATCTGGGCTTCGGTGAGTCGTTCCTGGGTGGCCAGGAGCTTGGCCCGGTCGAGGTCTTCGAACAGGTCGCGGCCGTTGACGGTGGCATGGCCTTCGATGAGCCGAAGGCGGGCTCTGGTGCCTGGGTCGATCATCCGAGGTCTTTCAGGGCTTCGTAGCGGTCGAGCAGGGACATGAGGGTCGCTGCGTTGTTGCGCAGTTCGCGGAAGGCGTCGTCGAGGGTGTCGGGTTCGGCACCCTCGACGAGTTCTTCCCGAATCGTGACGGCTGCTATCCGCGCCCATTCGGCGTAGGTACGCATGCTCATTCTGATGTCGCGTCTGCCCCGATCGATGCGGTCTCGGGTTTGAGCTTCAGGGTCTTCCACGTCCCCACTTTACCCCGGGGCGGGGGTGGAAGCAAGGGCACCTACTCGCAGGGAATCTCTCGGGTCTGTGCGCCTATGACCTCGATCGCCTTGATGTCTGAGCTGCGAATACTGAGGAGCAGCTCATGCGGACCGGAGTGCTTGTACCAGTGGATAGCATCCGATCCGGGGTGCTGGGCCCTCTCCCAGCGGTACTTGTTGATCACGTAGAACATGGCCTGCTCAGAAAAGGTGTCCCACGTGTAGCCGCTGGCCACGATCTGCCACTCGGGAGGAGTGTCCCAATCCAGATAAATCCGGTAAATCTTCTCTTCGATCTCGACCGTCTCCGGGTCCGGTCTTGGCGGGTCCGGTCTTGGCGTCTCCCGTAGGGGAACCGGGGCCTCGACAACCTTCCGTCTTGTCCAGAACATGCTCTCTACCTCTCTATTACGTGCCCGTTGTAGTCAGTGAACCAGTCGTACTGGGGGCCTTCCGGATGCCCGGCCGCCAGTCCGCAGCGAAGCACCGGGACGGCGTCGGGGTGGAGGACGAACGCGCACCGAGGTTCTGGCTCCCAGCACTCTTTCTCGTGTTCCTCGCGGCGGCTAATCAGCCACTTGGAACTAACCCCTGCCTGGAAGTATTCGAACCGAAGCCCGCATTTGGTGCAGGTGTACTGAACGCGGGTCCAACCGTCTTGCTGCCAGCTGTCTGTGCGCCAGTGGTTCATCTCAGCCCCAGATCGGAAGGGCCAAGGCCACTAGGGCGGCACTGGCATACACCAGAAGGGCGCCTATGGCGCTCTTGTTACGGGCGTAGCTGATCCCTCCGATGATCAGTCCCCCAAGGCCCACGGCAAACGTCAGGGCATGGCGCATCGTTTCTCCTCTCTATGGGTAGACAGGCCACTATGGGCCTGTCTACGGTGCTCTACCTCGCGTCAGCGATCCTCTGCGGCCTGGCCGCGTTCGGTGTCGGCTCCCGGGTGGCTCTTGGCTGGCTCGGGGTCGCTTTGGCGATCTTCACCTTCGGTGTCCTCCCCGCCATGTAGCTGCGGAATCAGCGGCATCAGATGGTTCACCGTCCAAGCATCGTCGACTGCCTCGGTCAGCCAGCCGGTCCGGATCGCTGCCTCCCGAGCTGGGGGGATCGGGTCTACGTAGTATTCGTACTTGATGACCTGGGCCCCGTGGGTGAACCGGCCGGGCATCTCCGTCCAGTGGACGCCTTCATCGTTGAGCATGTGCAGCAGGTCGGTTGTGTTGACGCCGTGGACTCGCTTCGGCCCGAACTGTGCCTGGGCCAGCGCGAGGATGGAGTTGCGGACGGCGTCTCGTTGGCGCCAGATGAAGTAGTTCGCCACCTCAACGGGGTCGCTGATGGTGAAGACCCGGGAGTCGAAGTACGCCGTGCTGCGCTGGGTGCTGAGTCCGAACCCGTTGAAGCGGACGGAGGCGATGGCCGCCGAGATGGAGGTCATCTTCTGGACGTTGCCGTCGAACCAGGGTTCGGTGCCGATTGATTCGAAGTCTTGGAGCAGGAGGCTGATCTCGTCGGACTGGGTGTAGCCGAACACGGTGCCTTGGACCTCAGCTGCGAGCATCCTTGCCACCTGGTCCATCACCCAGGCCAGGTTCTCGTCGAACGGTTTGTCCATGCCCGCAGTGACGGTGTGGAACGCTTTGCCGTCCAGGCGCATGATCGTGTAGGTCCTACGGGGTAGGAGCTGCTGGGTCGCCGCCTCGTACCTCTTGAACCGGTCCCCCATCGGGTCCTTCTGCGTCTTCATTGTCCTCTCTCCATAGGTGGTGGCCGCCGAGCTTCTTGTAGTCGTCGCCGCTGATCTCCGCCCCCCGTAGTTCCACGCGTCCCTTGCGGCTTAGGTAGAAGCACTTCAGGTCCTGCAACACCGACAGGGGCATGTAGTCATCGGGCGGGGTCCGCAGGACCCGGGCGTGCCAGTACATGTGCAAGAACCCCGCCAGCTGGTAGCCGGGGATCTTTTGGATCTTCATGTCGTACCAGCTGTATGCCTTGGCAATCAGCCACCGGCTGAAGGGCTGGGTGTACGGAGCTACGACGTAGCCGCGTTCATTGGTTGCGCCCCTCCACTGGGTGTACAGCACATAACTGTGGATCTTGAACATCTATCCCTCCTTCCTGCCGACCCGCTTGATCGACCCCGGTGGGGGGCAACAGTCGTCGCAGATCATCCATGGGTAGTCGGCTGGCATGTCCTGGTTGCAGCAGAAGCACGGGTTGCCGGTCCGGTGCCTACGCAGCCGGGTCTTCTTGCTCATGAGGTTCCCGTTCGACGATGTGGCCAGCGAGTCGACTGATCCGTTCGGCGCTGTCGCGATAGGCGAGGACTCGCACCCATGCCTTCCTCTGGCTCCAGTACCAGCCAAGGTCGATGGTGTTCTCGTAGAGATGCTCCCGTCCCGACCGGGGCCACACCATACGACGGACGATGTGTACCTTTGCCCGCCAGACGTACCCATCGCGTTGGGTAAACGGTTCGAAAGACACGTGGTGCTTGTAGTCACTCATTTCGCCTCCAGCACGAGCCGTGCAAGGGCAAGCTCCTCACGGTAGACAACCTCGACGTTGGTGCCCGCATCAGCCTCTTCGAGTAAGACACCTGCGTAGCTGTCCAGCAGCGCGGCGAGGGCCAGGGCGACGCCGGGGTGCATGGCGGCGATCAGCTCGGCGTCTCCCTGGTGACTGGTGAGGTCAACAATCGGACCGGGCTTGCCGTCCCGGCGGAGGAGGTACGCAGCTTTGCCGCTCATGTAGAGCGTGCTGGTCTCGTGAAGGGTCCACGGGCCCGGCGTGGCGGCCTCGGCGAGGGTCCGCAGCCGTTGCGCGGCGGCCCGCAGTTCAGCGGCTGACTCAAACATCGCTCTGACCTCCCTCTGCTGTGATCGGGTTTCCGACCGGCACCCGGCGTTCATCGGCGAACCACAGGTCGGACCATGTTTGTGACTGGATCTGCAAGTCGACTGGCAGCCCGGTTGCCTGCGCCACGTAGGCGCTGAGCCCGACGCTGAGGCATAGCCAGCGCGGTGTGTGGCGGGCCGTCTCGTAGGGAACACCGAACTCGGCGAGGAAGGCCTGGTCGTCGAGGATGACGCGGATGTCGACGTGGCGGTAGTCGCGGTGGGTGAGGCAGCGTCCGACGAGATAGCAGGGCCCGTAGGCGTGGTGTATGAGGGCGCAGGCGATTTCGAGGCGCATGTGCCCGGGTTGTCCAATGTAGATTTTGTTGGGGTCACTCATCTTCGGCTTCCGGGTCTACGGTGACGCCGACTTTGGACATTCGGACCGGCGTGAGGATGATGACGCCGTCGGATTCGACGGTGACGGTGTAGAAGTCGGCGGTTAGTTTGGTCCAGCCGAGGCTGATGCGTCGTCGGCTGTCGACTTGGATGAGTCGTGGCCTGTCTTGCACTGCTCTCCCCCCTTCCCCTTAGTTGTCATAGGGGAAGTGTACCACATCCCCCGGATGATGAACTCGGGGCCGATACAGTCGGCCGGGGTAAGCCAAGGCCCCCAGGACTCATCCCAGGGGCCTAAAGAATCAGACATTTCCTACTCCTCTGTGAGGAAGTCCTCCAAATCGGAGTAACCCACCCACGCCATCAGGCGTATCACTGTCCTCACGGTGGGCGTACTGGTTCCGTGGCAGAACTTGCGCAGCGCTGTGCCGCTCAGGCCGGTGATCCGGGACAACTCCTGGAAGCCTTCGTCGTTGTAGTGGTTCTTCTTCAGCCTGCGCCGCTGCGTGTTGACGAGGATCCTCAAGACGTTGTAGTCGAAGTCCAGCCGTTCTAGTTCAACGTTCAACTGGGCCCGGTGGGACACGGTCGCGAGGATGCCACGGATCTGCGCCACCTCTTCATCGGTGAGGTCTACTTCCACGCGACGCGCCGCATCGTCGGCAGTGTGTACCCGGCCAGTGCCGCCGCCTTGTCCAGGCCGTGGTCGTGCACAAGGTCGCGGGCTGCGTGTCCGCGCAGGCCCTCGGCGCCGATGAGACGGATCAGCTCGGCCACTGCCACGTAGGCGGCGTCGCTGCGACGCAGCCGCTCCAGTGGGTCGTCGGGTTCGCTGATCCACGCCGGGATGTCTACGAGCATCGCTCGTGCAGTCTCTTCCAGGTCAAGTACCACGCCCCCCACGTTACCCCTCCCCCAGGGTTCTGGCAACTGCCTGTTGGTCCAGTGCAACCCAGTCGCATCCCTGTTGATCTTCAAAAGGGTATGCACTGTGCCGTCTACCTGCGCAAA